TCACTTCGTTGGCTTCACGGACTCGCCCGCGCGGCGATAAACCCGCTTCGTGATCTGCTTGTCGGTGTGCCCGAGCAGGCTGCTGGCGTCCTCCAGGCTGGTCATTTCGCTGGCCGCTTTCGGGCGGATGTCGCGGAACTGGAACGCCTTGATGCGCTTCGCCAGGTCGGCCTTGCGGGCCTTCTCCGCGCCTTTTCCCGCCTCCTTGCGCGCCGCCTCGAAGCGATCACGCAGCATCTTCATCGTGAGCAGCTGCCCGCGCTCGGCGCAGATCAGCTCCCCACTCATCGACTGCAGCGGCCGCGCCAGGAGTCGGTCGACGCACGCGCCCAGCTCAGTCGGCTGGCCGTCGACGTGCAGCCGGATGCGCAGCACATGCCGGGTCTTGTTCTGCCGGACGTGCAGCTCGTCGTTCCGGATGTCGTGCTTGCTCATCTTCAGGACGTCGGCCGGGCGCTGGCCCGACAGGTAGCTCAGGTCCATCGCATCGCGCAGCACCTGGCCGCCGGCCGCGTACACCGCATCCCACACGTCGGCCTCGGCGTAGTAATCGCGCGGCGCCTCCTTGTTCTTGCGCACGCCGCGGCACGGGTTGTCCCGCTTCGTGAATCCCCACTCGCGCGCCATATTGAAGACGTGAGAGAGCAGGGCGATCTCGCGATTGGCGCGTACCGGCGCCGACCTCGCGTCCCTGTATCGCGCGATGTCCTGCGGGCTGATCGCCTCGATCGGCGCGCTGTCGAACAGGGGGCGCAACTGCGCCAGACAGAGGCGATTCTCTCGCTGCGTTGACGGCTTCTTCTTCGGCAGGATGTCGCGCTCGTACTGGTCGAAGGCGTACTTCATGAGCGAGGCATCCGGTGGAACCTCCTTACACTCGAGCTCGGCCCACTTTCGGACCGCTGCGTGCAGGTCGGTGCCGAGCGGGATCTCCTTGCGATTGCCCTTTTCGTCGCGGCCGTTGTAGTAGTAGCCGATCCAGGTCTCGCCGGATTTCAATTTTCTTTTCCGCGCGAGCATGCGCGGCGGCAATTTCCTGCCGGTAGTTTTCGGGCGCATCGATTACCTGTTATCGAACCTTGGAAAAATCCGGCTGCCAACCGCTCGTCTCCGGCGCGGCCAGCTGCGCCGGATTGATGCCGGCCAGCTTCAGCCTAGCGTAGAGCCGGCCGATGATCGGCGCGCCGGCGCGGTTCCGGATAAAAAGCCAGCCATTATTGGACAGCCATTCGATCTGGTCGTTTTGACGCCGGCACCCCGAGATTTCCGAGATCTCGTCGGCGCTCAGCGTCTCGGACGGCAGTTGCATTTCAAATATTGCACCCATACTGTCTCCTATTCCATTCCTGATTCTGGCCGCTGCCGACGCTCCCTCGGCGGCGCGGACTCCCCATAGCCCGGCCGCACCGTCCCCGGTATAGCGGGGACGGGCCCGGTCGCCGACGCCGGCCGCGCGCGGCGGTCGCGATCCTGGCGCCGCACGCCCACCAGGCTCATGAGCCAGTCGCGGCACTGGCGACGCTCGCCTTTTCGTTTGTCAGGCATTGCTCGAACCTTCCTTCGCTACTGGCTGCGCGAGTGCTGTCCGTTCTGCTGCGGCGCCTGCTTCGTATGCTATTTTTACCAGGGCATGCAGACGGCCTGTATCGCGCTGCGCCCATACCAGCATCGACTTACGCACGTCGGTTTCGATGGATGTCCACCAGTCCAGATGGCTGCGCGGCGCCCGCTCTGCTTCGTTGCCCTTGTCAGGGCAGGGTTGGGTATGGTCAGCCATGGGTTAGCTCCTGTGGGGCGTCCTTAAATTCTCCGCACACATGATGTCGCGGCGTCATGATGTGGCCGGCGCCTGGCTGAATGCTGTAGCTGGTCGCGCCAAGCATCGCGAAGCGTTCTTCGCCAGATACCGGCACCGACCGGATGCACTCACCGACTACTGAGTTGTGCCACCGCCACCAGTCGCAGCCAGCGCAGCATGGGCCGTTGGCCTTGTAGAACGAATCCACGATAGCCTGCGTGCGCTCCCACCTCAACGCGGCACTCACTTGTCGCGCTCCTGCTTGGCGGCCGACATGGCGGTGATCTGCGCGTCGATCGCTTCATCAACGGTTTCGCGCGCGAATTTGACGTTTTTGAAGGCTGAGCCGACCGACAGATAGAAGGCGCAGATGCCTGGCTCGCTCTTGTCGCGCAGCCAGCGATACCGCGCCGCATCCTTTGCATCATCTGCCGGCGCTGCGCCCTGACTGGCCGTGCTGGTGGCGGGTGCTCTGGCGCGCCACTCAGCCAGCTTTTCGGCTAGCCGGTCGCGCAGCGGGTCCGCGCCGGGTTCCATGCTGGCAGTGGTTGCGCGCCCCAGGAACACCATGACCCTGCGCGCCAGTTCGCTGTCGTCCACCGTGTAATTGTCCGGCAGACCGTCCGCGTCCGCAGCGGGTATTCTGTCGGCGCAGCTGGCCCGATTACTGTCGAAGCAGGCTTGTTTGTGAACCAGGTCGTACCGCATGTCCATCAAGTCAGCACGCCACACGATGCAGGCTTGATCCGGCACTGGCCACGGTTGCTGGATCACGAAAGCGCGTTCCAGCCGGTCATATGCTTTCGCGCGGTCTTCTTGCTCCATGGCGAACGGATGGACGCGGCCCAGCATGTCCAGCATTTCGTCGGTCGGATCGGCCAGGCCACCCGCGTTGGCAGCGGCAGCTTTCTCGCTCTGTGCCGGCTGGGCTGCGGCTTGCTGGGCGAGAGTGACGCGAACCATTCTCGCGAAAGCCAAAGCGTCGAGCGTGTGCAGCTTTTCACCAGACTTCGTGATAACCCACGTTCCATTGACAGTCCAGCTCAACTCGCTAACGATTTCCAGGAGCGCAGCCTTATCTTCTTCGGTCACAACCCGCGCGACTTGCTCCACATCCCATGCGGCAGAAACTGGCTTCGCCACTACCGGCAGTGCAGCGCGGCGGGCGAGAGCGATAAGTTCCAGCGCGGCGACAGGGTTGACGGCGGCGATAAAGTCGGCATTGGATTTGGGGCAGGCCACATCGCCGTAACCGCGATGCGCAGTGCCGTGCAAAACGCCTCCATCTTTTCCGTCCGCGCCGGTAAGGCGGGTAGTGCTGTTGCTCGTCCACCAGGCCCAAGGGCCCGGCGTCGCCGCGCGCGCCAGTTCTTCCAGCTTGTCCAGTTCAGCCGCTGAGAGCCGGTCTATTCCGGCCAGGGTGGCGGCCGGGGTGTTGGTGGTATTCATGGCTCAGTCCTCGCAGTCTTTTTCCATATCGGCCAACTTGGCCAGTGCGCGCTCGACGAGCGCCGCCTGTTCTTCGTCACTGGAAACCGGGACCGGCACGAAGTTGACGCCCAGCTTGACGAATACGTTGGCGAGTTCGAGCGCCTTGCGCAGCTGGGCTGGGGATGCGCGCTCGATCACGATGCATCTCCTTTCGCTGCGGCCTGATCGCCCTTGCTGGCGGTGCGCAGGGCGCGGCGTGCCCACACCCATACCGGGCCGTCTTCGGTGTTATGGATGGAGAACGTAAACCAGCCTTCACCAGCAGGCGCTTCGGGTGCCCAGCTGCTCGCATCGCATTCGCCGCGCTCGAACCATGCGTCGTACAGTGGATGCTCGGGGTAGCTCTCCAAGCACTTGTATTTCACCTCCAGACCGACGGCTTTTACCCAAGCGCTGAACGACTTGTGATCTTCATCGAAATTCGGGATGCCCGGGTGCGACCACCAGCCGTTTTCGTCGCGCTCGACTGGCATAGGGCCAATCTCAAAACGCGCCCGCACCTCGGATGGATTGAGTGCTGGAGCGGCGAGAGGGGCGACATAGCCGCTGTGCTTGTCGAAGTCGTAGCCCTTGTCCCACATTTCGGGGCGCTCGGCGCGTTCGCCAATCAGATAGCTCATGAAGTCAGCTTCGTATCGCACTCGGTCCGGGTATTCGGACCGCGAGAACGTGTAATGGTCCGTGCCGAAGAAGTCCGCGCCTTTTCGCATCAGCGTGGCGGTAAAATTGCTCTTACCATTCGACTCGGGCATGGCGCCATACCAGACAGTCAGATCAGGCTTCGCGGAACCCGCCGTGCCCTGCGCCACTGGAGCGGCGAGGTAGGCGCGAGCGCGAGTCACCAAGCATTCGGCAGTGTGCTCATCCCCGTCCGCCTGGCTGGTTTGGCAATCGGCGCAGTACATGGTTTCGCCGTCGTACCCCCGCTCCGCGTAGCCGGCCGCAGCTGCTTTTACGCACTCCATCACGATGGGGTCAAGGGAACCCGCCGTGCTCGGGTTATCTGCCGATGCAGTAGTGCCGATGCGCTGGATGGTCACGACCCCGTCGCGCCGGCCGATGATCCGGAACGGCTGGTTTTCCGGCATTGCATGGGCGAAGTCTTCGAACAGGCCGCCTGCGTACTTGATGCCGTGGATTTCCACGATGTCGCGCGCCTGGTCGTACTTGAACCAGTCCGGCGCGACGTTGATGCCAGCTTCAGCCGCGGCACGCGCCCGGCGCAGGCCGTCGACCACGCCTTCCAGGTTGGATTTCTCCGATTCCAATTGCTTGATGCAGGCGCGCAGGGATTCGGTGTCCCGCGGGGTTTTCTCGCTCTCGTTCGACATGGTCTGCTCCTGATTATTTGGTTGTGTCGCGCGGCTGGTCTGCGCCGGCGGGCGCCGGCAGCGCGGCCTCGGTAGCGCGGGCCTTGCGCTCGCGCTCGACGGCAGCGTCGTGATCCAGCTGGGCGAGATCCGCGTAATACCGTCGCGACCGGATGGCGCGCGGGTAGGTCGGCGCCGACTGGAGGATGCGCCGGCGCTTCATCCCCGCGCCTCGCCGCCCAGGGCCTCGACCAGGTCGACCAGCATCTTGGCCAGCTCGCCGGTCATCAGCATCATGTCGTTGTCGAAGCGCTCGTCGTCGCTGTAGGTGACGGATTCGCCTTCCTTGATGACGTCGAGCGGCTTGATGCTCTTGATCGCCAGGCCCTCGGTGAGCACGAACGAGATCCGGCTGTTCCAGGTCATGGCCAGGCGCCGGCACTGCTTGCCGCCGGCGATATGGCGACGAATGTCTTCCGGATCCAGCGAGTGCTTCACGTAGCGCACGGTCGCGCGGCTTTCACCGGTGGCGCGCAGCTCGGTGTCCTGGTCGATGGTGAAGTTGTAGGGCGCTTCGTCGGTTTCGAGCCAGGCGGTCATCATGGCCGTCGGCGAGCTGTGCACGCGCACCGATTCCAGCGGCATCTTGTCGACCGCCTTCAGCAGCAGCTTGATCACGTCGTCGGCCTTGCTCGGGCTCGGCGTGTCGACCACGAGCCAGCCGTTGACCCGGTCGATCCAGACCCGCGTGGCGCCGCGGATCGAGAACGCGCGCGGCAGCAGCTCGTCGGCCACGCGCTCCTTCAGTTCCTTCATGGCCTTCTTCCCAGGCGGGAAACCCTGCTGCTCTTCCAGCTCGGTGGCCTTGGCCTTCGCGACCTGGTTGATCACCGAGCCCGGAAGCAGCTTCTTCTCGGTCGCCAGCTGCAGCAGGTACTGGCCGTTCACAACATGCACGAGCGGCGTGTCGGCGCCGCGCGGCGGCTCCCAGCCCTGGCGCAGCAGCGCGGCGCTCGACGGCGGCGTGAAGGCCTGCGCCTGGAGCGCGGCGGCCAGCTGGTCGGCGGTGAATGCCCAGGGCGCAGGCAGGCGGTAAAGCTGGAGGTTTCGAAACCACATCTCTTGGAACTCCTTCGTTTTCGTTATTGGTGTGCGATGAAAATTCGGTACTCGGGCTCGGCCTGCTGGAGCGCCAGATCGTCGGCGCGCTGGACCTCGGCCAGCAGGATGAGCAGGGCGGCCAGGCCCACGAGGGCGGCGCCGGCGCGGCGGATCACAGCGACACCGCCCGGCTCAGCGCGATCAGGACGGCCATGGCCAGCGCTGTGCTGCAGCAGACGGCATACCGGAACATGCGATTTGCAACCTGGTGGCGGCTCATTGCGGCCCCGCCGGATCGAGCAGCGAAGCCAGGCAGATGACCAGGAACAGCAGGGCCAGCATCAGGCCCGGATGGCGGTCGGTGTCTTCGATACGGTGCAGCAGCAGGAAGCGGATCATCGTGAACTCCGGTCTATTCGTTGTGCACTGGCGCCGTGCCGGCGGCTCGATATCGAGCGAAAGGGTTACTGCTGCGCGGGCCTAGCGATTCGCCCAAGCACCGCGCCGTCGGGCAGGCGATACCAGTCGAACAGCACGTCGATCGGGACCTGCGTCTTGCGCTGAATTTGGTCCAGCGTGTCCAGCCTCACCCCGACCTGCTTTCCTTTGCTCAGTCGCGTGACGACAGCCGGCTCGATGTCCAGCAGGACCGCACACTGGTGATGGTTGCGTGCGCCGGTCCACTGCATGACGCCCTCGATGATGTGCTTGGCGGTCATGGTTATTGGCCCGCCCGGGCTTCGAGCTCGGCGATCGCGGCGCGCACGATCGCGGCCATCGTTGCCGCATCGGGGCTCGGGTGTTCGCAGTAGCGCTCCGTGGTGTTGCGCCGGCGGTTGCCGGTGCCGGCGGAAACCGTGCCTTCATCCTGGTCGTGGACGATGGTCAGGCCCAGCTCGACCTGCAGCGGTCCGGCGCCGGACCAATCGCGACGCCAGCACGGCGGCGGGGAGGGCTGCGCTCCGGCGAACGACAACCGCGGCTGCCCGCCGAGCGAGAATGCGTGGCCCATGCGCGCCGCCTGAATGATCGGTGCCGTTTGGGTCAGCACGATCGGCGGGTTGAAGCGGCGGCGGAATTTCGGATGCAGGAACGCGAGCTTGATCTCGTCCTTGACGCACTCGGCCAGGTATTCATGCTGCCATTCGATTTGCGTGCTCATTGCGGCTTGTCCTTGTTGGTGTCTGCTGCGTCGAGCAGCGGGTTTTGGCCGTGGATCACCTGCTTGCTGAATCCACTCATCAGATCAGCCGCGTCCGGGTAGTCCGCCTCCAGGCCGCCAGTCAGATAGGCGACAAACGCGACCAGGCGCTGGTATTTGCGACCGTAGTAGTCGCTGGACGGATACTTCGCATCGCCCTCGTTTGCTGCATTAATCGAGCGCTGGACCGCATCACGCATCTGCTTCTTGTTCATGGTCAGGCGCCTCCCAGCAGGTTCCAGCCGGCGCAGAAAGCGATCGCCAGCGCGGTGACCGTCCAGCCGTCGACGAAGACGTCGTAGGCCGTGCGGTTGGGTTTCGTGGTGCTCATGCTGCTCATCGTGTCCTCCGGTTCGTCATCCCGCGCTCTACCTCAACCATGTGCCAGCCCAGCTGGCGCCGAATTTCTTCCAGGCTCGGCGGCGGCCTGTTCTCCCTGCTGCGCTGGTGCATCCAGCTGCGCACCACTTCTCGGTCGGGCTTGCTGGACTGCTTCATCGCTGGCTCCTGGTGAGGTTGCTGCGTCGATGTAGGTACTTTAGCGTACTAAATAAATGACTGCAAGCTCTTTCTTTAGTTTGCTAAAGTTTGTGCTATTATGATTCCGTCGCCTAAATTCTTGGCGGCAGCAAGCCTGGAGCAGGGAGGGGAACTCCGACGCGAACGGCCCAGAGAGCAACCGAGCTGACGGATTCAGCCGCCCTACATGCAGAAAACACACAGGTGTAGGGGGATAGGTGAGACTGCGACCTGGTGAAAGAAACGGGGGGGCAAGGGTGAGACTCACACAGGGTGGCGAAGAGAGAGCCCTGTACCCGAAAGTCTGTCGGATGGTGCCTCGGGCGCGCACGCGTGCCTGTCGAGCTAACACCTGAAGGAAGCGACCACGTACGCGCTCGCGCTCGCGCTCGTACGCGTACTAGCTAAAGCTTGGGGGCTGGGGGCTAAAGAAAAAAAGTAGGCAACAAGAAATAAACCGCCGAGCGCAAAGCGCGAGAGCTTTACGAAGTAAAGCGTGCAGCGAAGCGGCGCAGTAGAAGCGTGATTGATTAGGTAACAGATGCGTTATCTAAATTCTGAGCATGAGTTATCTAATACGCGCGAGGGCGCAGGAGGGCTGGAGGCGATGACCAAATTGAATGTGCCGTACGCGGAAAAAGATGAGGCGCGCCGCCTGGGCGCCAGGTGGGATGGGGAGCGGAAGACCTGGTACGCGCCAGCTGGGTCGATGCTCACCACGTTTGAGCGCTGGCTGCCGAAGTTCGATTTGAAATCGCCGCGCGGCACACGCAAGCCACGGAAGCGCCGCTCAAAGTAGTGCCGGCCCAGGCGCTACCGTACGCGAAAGCCGGCGCCCTGGGCTTAAAAAAGCCCGCTCGAAGCGGGCTGGCTGTCAGTTAAAGGTTTTACTTTGGCGGATTGGGTGGCTGAGTCGTAAACGATGGCGGTGTTGGCACAGTGGCGTTCGGAACGGTGATAACGATCGGCGCTGGCTGAACTGCAGGTTGTGCAGGTGCTTTATCTGATGTTTTTGAGAAAGTGATTACAGCACCAAGTATTGCAATGCCAAAACCAACAACCCATCGCGTGACTTCGATCGTCCCCTTGTGAGAATCGCCTCGAATATTGGCCATCTCAGCCTTGGCGTCCCCCGCTTGTTTAGCCATCTCGGCTCGAATTTGGGCCATCTCGATACGCATGTCGCTTGACTGTCTCTCCATTGCTGATGACAGTTCGCTTGACTGCCTCTGCATTGCGGCGGATAAGTCTGCAAATCCAGTTTTGATGCTTGTGTCAAAGTTCGCTAGGCGAGCCTCTACCTTGGCTTCAGAGGCCGCGAGCTTCGCGTCTAATTCTTGTCGAGTGAGATCAGTCATGGTCTTATGATTGTGGCGAGCAGCCGATTTGTCAACCTGTTCGCCCAAAGGAAGAGCTTTGCTGAATTTTGCACGCATAGTCTCAAGGTTGCCTTGCTGAAAATGAGTCATTCATCATCCCCATCATCAAGACTTTTTCTCGAGGGTTTGCGTGACTTCATCCAATTCATTAAAGCCAATGAATCCTGTCCCCTGATAAAGCCGCAATTCGAGCAAATTAAATATAAAACCCTTAAAGTTTGCGTTGTGGGCTCTCCATCCAAAGCGCTCAAAGGATGTTTAGCCAGTATAGGCGCCAAATCTTCATCATCCTCAGCTTCTTTAACATCTTCTAGGCCGCTATCGTTTGAGGGGATGATCCAGCTGTCGCTGCCACAGTAAAGACATCCCTCTTTACACCCTTTTTCATTAAAAAATTTTGTTATGTCGTTGCCGGTAATTCTCATAATTAGTGAGTTTCTATTGTTATCGGTGATCGCCAAAATTGGCAATTTAATCCTATTTTGCGAGCATTATTAAAGCCACGAGGATACGCCACCATGATGCGAGCACGTCCCTCTCCGATGCTGGCTGAAGCTGCAGGTTCCATCACGGCACTTCGCGCTCGCGCCAGCCGGCACCTGGTCGTGGGCTGACCGGGTCGGAGAGTGCACTTCGTTCCCGTCCTGGTTCCGGTAGTGGCGATGCGAGAGCAGCTGGGCTTCGTCTGGCTCGGCGCGCGGGTGCGTGGGCGACCTGGCCGGCTCGGCCGGCGCCGCCAGCTGGTGACGGGGCAGTGGCGCCGGATCTGGCGCGCGCTGGGCCTGGGCGACCGATGCGCACAGCGCGAGCCCGAGAAGGCACTTCCGTGCGAAGGCTAGATCGCGGCGCACAGCTCACGCACTTTTGTCTCGCCATCAGATGCGCTGTGCAACGCCTGCATTACGATCCCATCCTTGATGAAGAAGTAACTCGGCAATGCGCCTGTGAATCCCCCGTAGCCGTTCTTGGCGTTGATCGTGGCGCACGTCGCCCAGCCGAACTGCCCTGCGTTGCCGAACCCGTACCAGGACTTCGTCAGCGGCCGATAGAAGTCATATTTGGCATCGCTCGGATCTCGCATCCTGGCGTCCATATAGCTCCTGATCATCTCCTGGTAGTTCTCCGGCGCCGGGCCATAGTCAGCGGCTGCCAATTGCTGAGCCGTCGGCCCAGTTGCGCAGCCAGCGATCAAGAGGGGAATGGCGATCAGTGAGAGGTTGCGCATGCTAGTGAGGGGAGAGGCGGCATCATCGCGTGCCGTATCGCTCGCGCGAGTATATCGCTTTTACAATGTAGAAATACTCACGAATTGTTGCGTTCGAGTTGAGATGGGCGGACGTAAAAAAGCCCGCTTGAGGCGGGCGTTGCTCCCTTGGTGCTTCGACATCGTGGCCTACTTGCTGGGGGCTCCCGTCCCCGGAGACCGGCCGCTGGGGTTGCGCTGGGCATCGTCGAGGCGCTGCTGCATCTGCTTTAAAAGCGCCGCTGTCTCTTCACTCTGACGCTTCACCTCGGCCTGCGCCGCCGACGTGCTTTTCCCGGATTCAAACGACGCAACCATATTGGATAAAACGGTGGCATTGAAGGCTGCAACTCCCAGCACAATAGCCAGTACCGTGCTGATCGCGGTAATGATGATAGTGGACTTGAGTCCCCCTAATGATGCCTGGGTCTCGCGCTGACTTTCCTCAATGCGCGAAAACCGATCATCGGTACGTAGCGACCGCTCCTCCATGCGACCCACAAAGCCATCAATGCTCGCTTGAATGGCTGCAACTCGCCCATCCATCCTGACTTCAATGGTTTCCAGCTTTGCGTCTACCTCTTGTCGGGTAAGGTCGGTCATCGGTCTTTGCGTGGATTGTGCTGCATGGTCACTTCGATCATAGCTCGCGCCGTTGCTGCGGTCAAACGAGGACAGGCCGGCCTCTCTTAGGTGTCGAATCTCATCATTGAGATAGCGCAGGTTATCAGCTTCCATGCTTGTCCTTCAATTCTGCCGCGAGAATATTCGCAACCACCTGGAGTGTGCTGTTTTGGACTGTTAGTGCGTCAATGGTTGCCTGTAGCGCATCCACAAGAGGCTGGCGCTCCGGATTGGCTGGTAGTAGTTTTGCAATCTCAACCAGGGCAGTAATAGCTCGAGCCTGAGTTGTTTGCTGCGCACTAAGCAATTCGAGCAGCGCAGTTGTTGATGCAACGTTCATATGGATCCTATTTTTCGCGCGATCGGTGGTATTCACGCGCGCCGTAGCGTCTCAAAGTCGTCCGGTGACAATCCGACCCGGCTGATAGACAACTCGGCCAACGATGTTCATCTGCCCGCTTCGCACGTTGATCGGCTTGAAGGCCGGGCTCAAATAGTTCAGATACCACTGACCGCCGCGCTCTACTAGCTGCTGGACGCAGGCCTCGCCGTTCCAGTTCACTGCATACACTTCGCCGCTGCGTCGCACTGTGTCGCTGGCGTCGATCACGATCCAGTCATCCTCGAATAGCATGGGCTCCATGCCTTGGTCTCGGACCTGGAGCGCAATCAGCGCGGCCGGGTCGACCTTCAGTTGAGAAACCTCGGCAGCTGGCACTGCAATGACATCGCCAGCTTCCACGGCAGGTTCGGTTTCGAAGCCCGAAATGCCGGCGCGTAGTCGCAGTCGCACACGTCGAACGAACCTAAAGTCGAGCGCTATATTGCTGAGTGTCGTCATACGCTCGGCCGGAATGCCGATTTAGGGATGTGGCCGAGCACCAGATGCATCTTCATGATGTCCTCGCAGTCGATCACGATGTTCGGATAGTCCTTGTTGACCGACTCGAAGCAGGCCTGCTTGTCGCGAACCCAGAGCAAGCGCTTGATCATGCGCCGGCCGTCATGCATCAAGACGATCACCTCGTCGCTGGGCAGCACCTCGGCGCACGGATCGACGCCAACAAATTCTCCAGGGAGATAACGAGGGCTCATGCTCTCACCGCGAACCCGAAGTGCATACGCCTCAATGCACGATGTATACCAAGCCATAAAACCGTCAGGGTGATCAGGGTGGAAGTCGTCGATGTGCAGCAGGCCATCAGGCCCTGCCTGTACGCGCCCCGCTACCGGGATGAGTCGCGGTGTGCCGAGAATCTCAGGCCCATCCTCGACTTCCGAATCGTCGACTAACGCCCCTGGCCTGTACTTTGGCAGCTTCCCATCGGTTATCCAGTCCAAGCTGAACTTGGTTCGACCGAACGCTTTCAGCGGCTTCGGGCCGAGTTTTGTCCTGCCCGAAAACCATTGGGTCACTAGCCCCTGAGAAACACCGCAAAATTTTGCCAACTCGGTGCTGTTCGCCAGGCCAAGTTCTTTCATCGCCTCTTCGAGGCGTGTTGCCAGATCGTTCATGTTTAGCACTCTAAATGTTTTTAGCTTTAGCGTGCTTGCAGAAATTACTTTAGTAAGCTAAAGTAACTACATGAACAAACAGCTGACGCCCGACGAAATCATCGATGCCCTGGGCGGGACATCAAAAGTTGCTGAGTTGAGTGACGTGACTGATTCCGCTGTGTCGCAGTGGAGGGTCAACGGCATCCCAAAGCATCAGATGAAATTCCTTCGGCTGGCGCGTGCAGCTGTGTTTGCTTCTCTTGAGGCGCAGGTTGACTCTGACGACCCGCGGCGCCGCGCAACTGATTAGCCCGGCGCGCCCCGCAGTAGATCGTGACCAGGCCGGCGCCGCTCACGTGGAGCGACACGGCAATCAGATCAAGGTTCATCAGGACGAAAGCTTGGGTAGCGGGCATTTGTTGGGCCTCGAATGTTGTCAAAAATCAGTGTTGCTAGATTAACTTTCTAAATAGAAAAAGTCATGAAACAGACGCCTCAATTCCTGGCTCCAGTCGTAATTCTCCGTGCGGAGGTCGAGGCCTGGCGCACCGCGGGCCGCATGAGCCGTGAAGCTGTGGCGATCGCCATCGTCGAGAAGCACAAGGAAAGCGGCGCCGACCTCGCGACCGAACTCTCGTTCGATTACGAGGGTAGCGACACCTTCGCTCGCGCCCGCAAGTCGGCGCAGAAGATTTTCCGCTGGCTGGACGAAGGCAACCTGCCGGCCAACATGATCCCGTCGATCCTGGCCGCACTGCCAGCGGAGCGGCAACTGGCTGCGCTGAACCAGATGTTCACCCCGATGGGCATCGAGGCTCGCTCGATCGAGCAGCGCCCGGCCGCAGGCTTCGACGTGCTCAAGCACCTGCGCGCCGTGATGAAGGAGGGCGGCGAAGGTCAGATGGCACTGGTCACTCTGCCGCCGGATGCAAGCCACGCCCATCGCCTCGCCGTGCACAAGGAACTGGCCGAAGCAGCGCATGCGTTCTCGAATGCCGCTGACGAACTTCTGGCTGACGCGACGGCTCAGGACGCCCTGGCGCGCGCCTCGATTTCGAAGTGAGCAGCACCCAGGCGGCGGGGCATGCCGCCACCAATACCAACACCACCAGGAGAAAAGCGATGAGCACCGCAGCTGCAGCAGCACCGGCCGAGACGGCTGAATCCTTCAACCCGGACCCGGGCGCGCTGCTCGACCACCTGATCAAGCACCTGGCCCTGAAGAACGACGCGGCCCTGGCGCGCGAGCTTGAAGTGGCGCCGCCGGTCCTGAGCAAGCTGCGCCACGGCCGCCTGGCGGTGGGCGCCACGATCCTGATCCGGATGCACGAGGTGAGCGACATCTCGATCAGGGAACTGCGCGCGCTGGCGGGCGATCGCCGCGCCAAGTTCCGCTCCGACGTCAAGGGCGAGTAGACCACTCCCCAGCAATACCACGATAAACCAGCCGCAGTCCCGAGGAATGCGGCACATCAGAGAAGGAGGGTAGATGGATCAAAAGAAGGGCGACCAAGTGCCGGCGCCGGCGAGCCACGAAGAACCGGAGCCGCACCACGTCATGAGCAGCGAGAAGTGGGAACGCATCAAGGCCGAGATGGCCGGTAAGCAGAAATGACAAAGCCCGGCTGCAACCGGGCTTCGGTAAAGCTAAACATCAAGTGAGGATCGAATGCTAACACAAAAAAACGCGCCGGCATCACAAGCCGGTGAGGATCAAGCTTCAGGCGACTTCGCTGCGCGCCTCAAGCATCACAAAAACACCTGGGCCGGCATCCAGGCGGCCCGGCTCGACGCTGGCGCCGGCGCCGAAGTGGTGATCGCGCAGGCCTGGTCGGTCAAGCCGCCGGCCGTCGACAACTCGTCGCTCACCGCGGCGATTCTCGAGCAGAAGCACAAGATGCTGGCTGGCGATGTCCTCTACGTCACCGAGGTCCGTCGCCACGTCGTAACGGATGCCGATCTGAATGCCGCGGCCCATGCCGTGATCGGCGGTGCGCAATGATCGCCCTCGAAGCCATGCTGTTCGCGCGCCACGTGCACGCCGGCCAGGCGCGCCGCTACACCGGCAACCCGTATGCCGACCACCTGGCGGAAGTCGCAGGGATCGTCTCGACGGTTGCTGCGGATCACGCGCCGCGCGACTGCGTCGCCGGCGCCAAGGGGCAAATCGAGCGAATGGTCGCGGTGGCCTGGCTGCACGACTGTGTCGAGGACCAGGGCATCACCGAGGCCGAGCTCACGGAGCGCTTTGGCAGCATTGCGGCCGGCGCCGTGATGCTCCTCTCCGACATGGAGCAGGGTAACCGCGCCGAGCGCAAGGCCGCGTCCAGGGCGCGCCTCGCTGCGGCGCCGGGCTGGGTCCAGACCATCAAGGTTGCGGACATGATCAGCAACACATCCTCGATCGTGCAGAACGATCCGAAGTTCGCCGTCACCTACCTGGCCGAAAAGCGCCTGATGCTCGACGTCCTGACGCGCGCCGACGAGCGCCTGGTCGCTGTGGCGCGCCGCCAGCTTGCGGGAGCTTTAGCATGAGCACCCTGACGAAAGAGCAGTTCCAGAAGGACGTCGCTGACCACCGGATGCAAATCATCCGCGACGACGGCGTGTACCGCCACGTCCGCTTCCAGCAGCCAGGCTCGAGCGACATGTACTTCGACCTGATCACCTGGCCGGGTTGCCTGTGCTACACGGGCGACATGGGCACCTACGTGTTCCAGCGCACGACGGACATGTTCGAGTTCTTCCGCCGCCCGGCGCATTGCCGCTACACGATCGACGTGCGCTACTGGGCCGAGAAGGTCGAGGCCGGCGATAAGTCGAGTCGCGGCGACGGCATCAAGGAATTCAGCAAGGCGAAGTTCGACGCCAACGTGCGCAAGGAGCTCGAGGACTTCATCAAGCGCGAGATGGAAGAGGCGGCGGAGCACGGCGAGACCGAGCTGTGCACGTGCGCCATGAGCGACCTGCGCGCCGAGGTCGAGAACGACGTGATCAGCGCCGACGACAACGACATCCGCTGCTACGACGCGGCCAACGACTTCAAGTTCGACGGCAGCAACAGCGATGCGTGGGTCGCGCTCTATGGCGACGCCCGTTCGTTCGACTTCACGGACTTCTGGGAGGTCGACCACACCGAATACACGCTGCGCTTCCAGTGGTGTTGCATGGCCCTGTCCTGGGCGATGCAGGTCTACGACGAAGCCAAGGCCGGCGCTCCGGCAGAAAGCACCGAGGTTCCAGCATGAGAATTACCGTCATCCTTGCATCCGGCAAGGTCTCCTCGGAAGAAGTGATTGCCGAGCCTTTCGGCATCGATGGGTGCGACGAGAAATTCGCTGTGCACCGTTCGATCGGCGATGGCTTTTACGGTAGCCCCTGGACTGCCACGCACGTCGAAACAGGGCTCTGCATTGCTCATGGCGACACGATCGACGGAACCATCGAAGCCGGTCGCGCCGCATGGAAATCCAGGACCCCGGAGGAAATCGCCGCCGTCAAGGCGCGCCGCGCCACCGAAATTGCCTTACTCCGCGCCAAAGCAGGAGGCCTCCAATGAGCCGCACCAACCACGCAATCTCCACCCCCACCGCTGCGCGCCTGGCGAACCTGCGCAAGCTGGTAACCGCGCTGCAGGTCAACCAGCTCTCGCGCACCGAGATCAGCAACCTGCTGCAGGTCGGCGAATCGTGCGCCCGCGCCTATATCAAGGAGCTGGGCGACAAGGTCGCGGTGGTGCGCCACATCGGCCGCACCGACACCCCGCGCTCGGTCGGCGAGCCAGTCTACTGCCTGGCGATCGCCGCCGACCAGGTGCAGGCGTTCCTGGTCAGCCTCGCCGCCGCACCGCGCCGGCATGGTGGTCGGGCTCCCGACATCGTCATCGCAGCACGCCAGCCCGGCCGTCGTTTCCACATCCTAGCCGACGACACGCACTACGCAATTCGCGTCAGCCGCGCGCCGGCGATGCGTGATCCGCTGGTGGCGGCGCTCTTCGGCGCGGCCGCAGCTTCCGTTCAACCTCACAATGCCGGGAGGGCATGATGGGTGCATTTTGCGTATTCGGCGTGAGCCGGTCGGCGTGCCGCAAGGTGGCCGAGAAGAATGTTCCGACCTGGGATTCGCAGGCAAAGCGCTCGCTGTCCGCGCCGGAGTGGGGTGCGCGTGTCGCAGCCGAGACTGAGCGCCTGTTCGAGCAGACGGAAAAGCAGGTTCGCATCTCGCCTGAACTCGACGCGCCGCAGTTCTGCCACGACTGGATCGCATCCCAGCCGGGCGAGGTCAAGCTCACGCGCCTGATGTACCGCGGCCCGAAGATCGACAAGCACGGCGCCGCCGTGGTGCGCGACGGGGTGCCGGTGCTCACCTGGTTGCCGTACGACGAATCAATGGTCGTGGCGCGCCCATTTGGTGAGCCAGCTCGCATGGAGGCGCGAGCATGAACGGCCGAATCGTTTGCCAGTTCAGCTGCGGCGCCGCCTCGGCAGTCGCAACCAAGCTGACACTCGCCCAGTTCGGGCGGTCGCATGATGTTCAAATCATCAACGCCTTCATCAAGCAGGAGCACGAGGACAATCGTCGCTTCTTGGCGGATTGCGAGAAGTGGTTTGGGCGTCCGATCACCGTGCTGCGCGACGAGAAGTATGGTGCGTCAACTGTCGAGGTGTTCAAGCGTAGGCAATTCATGAAGGGGCCGAACGGCGCGCCGTGCACCACCCAGCTCAAGCGCAAGCTGCTGGACACCTGGAAGCAGCCGGGCGACGTGATTGTGTTTGGCTTTACCGCCGAGGAAGCCGACCGCCTGGACGACTTCCGTGAGCGCAACCCGGATCGCCCAGTGATGGCTCCGCTGATCGACGCAGGTCTAGGCAAGGAAGATTGCAAGGCGATGGTCCAGCGCGCCGGCATCGAGCTGCCGCTGATGTACCTGATGGGGTATGAAAATGCTAACTGCATTGGATGCGTGAAGGGTGGCGAGGGCTACTGGCGCGCGATCCGCCAGGACTTCCCTGAACAGTTCGAAGAGCTCGCGCGCGTGCAGGAAGAGATTGGGCCAGGCGCATATATCTTTCGCAACCGCCAGACCAACGAACGCTACTCCCTGCGGGACATCCCGGTCGGCCCAGCCCGGCGCAATGACAAGCTCCCAAGCTGTTCGTTCTTCTGCGAGCTGGCGGAGCAGGAGTACGCCGCATGACCTACATCCACCACTCTGCGCCGCGCTGCGTCTCCTGCGGCCAACTGCAGGGCCTGCCGCACGCCGGCGGCTGCAAGTTTGCAAAATATTCGATTCGGAGGGTCGCATGACGACCAACATCATCCAGGTCACCCCAAGCAAGAACGCGGCGATCTACGAAGCGTCACTGATCATCCTGAAGTGCGGCCCGATGCTGCGCGTCGAGCTGTTCGCCGCCATGGACTTCGGCCCGGAAAAAATGCGCGAGACGAAGCTGCGCGCGGCATTCGACACCGACTGGCTGCGTGAGACGCCGTCCGGCCACCTCGATCTGACGGACTACTCGAAGCGACAGCTGGTGCGCGAGAAGCCGAAGGCGCCGTACGTCGGCCAGGCGGCGCCGCCGGCGTACCGCGGCAACGTGTTCGCCGGCCAGGGCCTGAGCAAGCGATACATCCCGAACCGCCGCGGCCCGCGCGCGGACGTGCCGGCCTGGTCGGTGAAGCCGGACGGCTACAACATCAAGAGCATTGGCGGAGGTGACGCAGCATGAATGAGCAATTCAAAATCGGCGAGATCGTCATCCTCGAATGCGATCCAGCGGCCACGCCGAATCGCGCACTCCTGCGCCTTCGTGGCGAGGAGGTCGAGGTTGTCGGGCCGCTTGAGCTGTACGAGACCGAAATCGGCGAGATCTATTTACATGCGATCTGGCATGCATCAATCGGTCTGCTGTGGGCCGCGCCGCACGAGCTGCGCCGCAAGCGCCCACCCACCACCGGCGAGGACATGATCCGCGCCATGTTCGACACCCCTCCAGTCGAGCGCCGCCGCCCGGTAACCGCATGGCAGGCGCAGTACGACACCGCGCAAGCGCTGATGGCGATGGGCGTGCGCGTCAAGCCTGGCAAGTGGCCGGTGGAGGTCGCATGAAAGAGCGACCAATCCTCTTCACCGGCCCGATGGTCCGCGCCATCCTGGACGGCAGCAAGACGCAGACACGGCGGATCGTGAAGCCTCAGCCATTCGACCGCAGCTATTCGAGGCACGATCACCGCATGGCCTACGCAAGCGGCCGGGTGGCCGACGGCGACGAAATCGACGGCTTCTACGCCTACAGCACGAGCAGCGGCGGCGAATGGCGCGCGCGCTGCCCCTACGGCCAGCCCGGCGACCGCCTGTGGGTGCGCGAGACCTGGCTGGAAGACCCGGAAGACGATGGCACCTGGCACTACACCCAGTACATGGGCTGCAAAGGATCGCCACTGTCGGAAATCCCGAAGAAATTCCGGAAGCCCGAGCACTGCATCTACCGCGAAGGCTGGGACGGCGTCGACCTGCGCTGGCGCCCGAGCATCCACATGCCGCGCTGGGCCAGCCGCATCCTGCTGGAGATCGTATCGGTGCGCGTCGAGCGGCTGCAAGCCATCGGCGACAACGACGCGCTGACGGAAGGCGTCGAGCGCGTCGAGAACAACTACGGCAACGGCCCGGCCTACTGCGATTACGGAATGAAGAACCAGGACGATACCGCGGAATGGTTCAACAGCCCGGTCGACAGCTACCAGTCGCTGTGGGAGAGCATCAACGGCGCCGGCAGCTGGGACGCCAACCCCTGGGTGTGGGTGGTCGAGTTCAAGCGGGTGGCGCCGTGATGAATCGACCGCATTTCATGCGTTTAAAAGTCGTCGCTGCCCAGTTGCAAAATTTTTTCTGCCGGCGTGACGTCAAGCTTTCTACGTGCAGCGTTAGCAATTACGGCATGGTTTTCTTCGAATATTCCGAAAATATGGCGGTCCGGGATGTGGCTCATCACAGTCAGGGCGCTACGAGAAATAACCGCATGACGCTTCTGATCGCCGAATTGAATGGTGAAGGAAATGTACTCCTCATCGCCGGAAAGATGCTGCTTCGAAATTTGATAGTCAGTGCTCATACTGATGATCAGGCTGGTTGCAATAAAGGTATCGTAGCATGATGCGCCGCTCACCCCTCAAGCAGAGTGGCCCGCTCGAGCGCAAGACGCCGATGAAGTCCAACGGCTTCGCCCGAGCGGATCGCAAAGAAGCTCAGGTGGTCGCGAAGTTGCGCCGAGCAATGGCGCCGGCCGCTCCCGAGTTCCCGCGAAACCGGGAACCGAAGCCGGCCAAGCTGCCCAAGCCGATGAAGTCACGCGGGATGAAAGGCCGCCCACCGACCGCGGAGGAAGCGCGCTTCATGGACCGCATGGGCAAGTTGCCGTGCATCGTCTGCCTCAAGGATGGCTGGCTGATCCATGCGGTCAGTCTCCACCACATCGACGGGCGCACGAAGCCAGGCGCGCACTTCCTGGTTCTCCCGCTGTGCGGGCCCCATCACCAACAGGACGACACCGACCCGCGCGGCCGGATCAGCCTGCACGGGCGGAAGAAGCCGTTCCAGGCCCGCTACGGCACCGAGCGGGAGCTGCTGGCTGAATGCATAGCGATGCTCGAAAGCGATATCCGTGACGATCACGAAAAAGATTTGGAGGCAGCATGAACCGCACTATCACCGTGTACGCCGAAGTGCAGGTAGAGGTGGACCTGCGCAAATTCTCAACCGAGACCTTGATGGACGAGATCAAGGATCGCGGCGAGATGAAGCTTCACCAGGGGCTTGTCGCGCTTGAGGAGGAGCGAGAGCGCGAGATGGAGGAGGCGAGCAACCGCGACGAATGGGTTCGCATACCCGGCCTGCAAAGCGGCGAAAAGCATCCGCTGCACAACGTCTACTACGCCCTCAAGTTCGGCAAGCCAACGCACGCGCTAGACCTGATGCGCGACTACGTCAGTGACCAGCTTGGAGTAGTGCTGTGAGTGCGACGAAGAAGCCGCGCAACAAAAAATATCGCCCGCGCGCGGTCTCGACGGCCGGTGGCCTGACGGTCGTCGCCGCGGCGTACGCACGCGGCGAGGATGCCGCTCCGCTGACCGGCACTCAGCTGCAGGACCTGGGTCTGGCGTACTGGCTGAGCCTGGAGCAGTTGCGCGTCGGCGACGCCAGCGAGGAGGCTTGGTGCTGCATCGTCACTGCGCTCAACATCGGCATGGCTTTGGCCGAGGGCGGCGTCGGCGCCGAACACGAACAGGCATTCAACGACGCGCTGGCCGGCGCCTTTCGCGCAAAGACCCGCAGCGCCAAGACGGGCAACTTCCGCCTGGACGGCGACGCGATGCGCGACATCGAGGTCGCGCTGGCGATCCACGACGCCCAGATGGAGGCGGCTAACCGGTCCGAGGTCATCGCCGCGATGAACCTGGTGCGCCAGCGGGTGGAAGAGGGCAACGTCTACGAGGCTGCCGCCTGACGCGGCGTCAATAGAAGGAAAGGAAACGACATGGGAAGCATGCTGAACCTGCAAACCACCGGCGCCGCCGGCGAACAGACGATGTCGAGCCGCGAGATCGCCGACATCTGCGAGGCGCGCCATAACGACGTGATCGTCACAATCGAGCGCCTGATCAACGAAGGGGTTTTACGACTTGGTCGTAATACTGCACGGCAACACCTTCCGGATGGTGGCGGCCGGCCGACGATGGTCTATGACCTGGAGAAGCGCGACTGCCTGATCGTCGTGTCCGGGTACAGCGCCGCGCTGCGCGCCAAGATCATCGACCGCTGGATTGAACTGGAGGCCCGCGCGGCGGCGCCGGTCGAGATGTCTCGCATGCAGATTCTCGAAATGGCCATGCAGTCCGAGCGTGAGCGCCTGGCCCTGGCTGAGCAACTGGCCGCCGCGGCGCCGGCCGTCGAGTTCGTCGGCCGCTACGTGCAGTCGACGGGCCTGATGACCTTCCGCCAGGTGGCGAAGCTGCTGAAGGTGAAGGAGCCGGAATTCCGCCAGTTCCTGCACTCGGCGAAGATCATGTACCCGCTGAACGGCGAATGGACCGCGCACGCCCAGCACATCGAGGCCGGCCGGTTCGAAGTCCGCGCCGGTACCGCGCAGAGCAACGGCCATGCCTACAGCACGTCCAAGTTCACCGCCAAGGGCGTCGAGTGGATCGCCGGCGAGCTGGCGAAGTGGCAGTTGAAACAGCGGCAGGAGGAGGCGAATCATGCAGCTTAGCCGCGAAGCCCTGCGCGAGGCCGCCGCGCGCCTGCCGGCCGTGCTGGTCCCATCGGAAACACTGCTCGAGCTGCTGGACCTGGCCGACCGCGCGCCGAAGCGCCGCAAGCCGCGCGATACCGAGCAGCAGGACAAGGATGCCGCCGAGGACGAGAAGTGCGCGCGCTGGCTGTTCGACGTCCTGCGCGGCACGATGCCCAAGGCCCGAGAGCCGAACTTCACGGCTTGGGCCAAGGATGTGCGGCTGATGCGCGAGCGCGACGACCGGACCCGCAAGGAGATCTGCGAACTGTTCCGCTGGGCGCACGGCGATTCGTTCTGGTGTTCGAACATCCTCTCGCCCGCGAAGCTGCGCGACCACTGGGACCGGCTGTCGATCCAGCGCGCCAAGGCGGCCGAACCGAAGCAGCGCGGCGACTGGTGGAAGTCCGACGCCACGCGGCTGGCCAAGGCCATCGAGGTCGGCGTCGGGCCGGCGCACTTCGGGGAATCTCTGGACAGCTGGGAGGCGCGCATTCGCGCCGCGATCGACAACGGCGGCAAACCGCCGGCGCCGCCGCGTCTCGCGCCGGTCGTCACGCCGCCACCAGCCGCCCCGGCGCCGCAGCCAGCGCAGGCCGAGCGCCGCGCACCTAAGCCCGAAGGCATCGGCGCACTGCGCGACCTGGTGCGGCGCGGGCCGCCGCCGGCGAGGGTGGCATGACGCAACCGGTCGGCGACATCTGCGCCCACTGCAAGCACTTCAAGATGAAGGAATACCCGGACCACGCCAAGGTGGGACTGGGTCGCTGCATGGGCTACGACAAGGACTTCACGAAGCTGGCCAACCCGTTCCACGCCTGGAGCACGAAGGCCTGCAAAAGGTTCAGCCAGGATTGGGCCGGCCGCGCCGCGCGCCAGGCGTGGATCGACAAACAAACGGCGCAAGCCGAACAACCGAAACAGGAGTGAGATGGACGAAAAAGGGATGGCGGCAAACCGCCGCCTGGCCGAGCTGCTGGGCTGGACGGAGATCGTGAACGTGGGCGGCGCCTGGCTGGGCCGGCCGCCAGGCGGCGCGCCAGCATCGCGCGAGCAGGCGAGGGTGCCGGACTGGAGCGTCGACTGGGCGGCGTGCGGACCGCTGCAGGCAAGCTACGTGCGCCGGTTGCGCGTGACCATGTGCCGGGTGCTGATCGGGATCGTGCCGAATGGGCCGGGCGAACATGACCACGTTGTCGAGCGCGACGGCAGCGAGAGTCGCGACCAGATGATCCGGCGCGCCATCGTCGCGGCCGTCACTGCGCACCTGGAGGCGCGCCAATGAAGCAGCAGCGCGCGCTCCAGGCGCTGGGCCGGCTCAAAGTCGGCGCCATGAATAAGACCGAGGCCGCCTACGCCGCCACGCTCGAGCAGCGCCGCGCCGCCGGCGAGGTGGCCTGGTTCAAGTTCGAGGGGCTCAAATTCCGCCTGGCGGACAACACCTTCTACACGCCGGACTTCGCGGTGATGTTGGCCGACGGCGCGCTGGAGGCTCACGAGGTAAAGGGCTTCTGGCAAGACGACGCGCGCGCCAAGATCAAGATCGCTGCCGACCTGTACCCGCTTCGATTCGTGGCGATCCGGGCGAAGGCGAAGAAGGACGGCGGCGGCTGGGCGGTTGAGGAGTTTTAAACTTAATGACCGTATGTCATTAACTTGACGAAAGACCGTCTAAGGCGTCCGGGGGTAGAATTTTCTTCGCTTCGTGCATAATTAGCTGCGCGCGTCTAGGGCCAGTTTTTCTACTCAGTTCTTTTGATATTTGACTTGCGCTCATTCCCTGACTTAACATTTTTTGCACCAACGCAACCCCATCTAATATGTTCATTTGTTTAGGAATGGAAGTCCCTAGGGTGGCAGCAAGACTTTCACCTTCTGTTGGGAATGGCCATGCCGTTGGGGGCTCGGCTATAGGACGCTGGATTTGGCGATCCTCGATCGAGCGCATCCGTTGAGACAAGCCGCGAGTGCTTTCAAGGATTGCCTCAAGGATTGATGTATCACTCTTCGTTTCAATCTTCGCTTCCTGTGGTATTTGTTCGAGCATGGCTTTAAAGTTTGCCTCGAACTGTGGCCAAAATGCCTCAAAAACAGTGCTTAGAGTGTTGCTATCGAGTGGCGATTCAAGAGCGGAGTTCAGTGTTGCGGCTAGGCTCATCATTCCATCCTTGGTTGGAAGAGTATGGTTGAATTGAGCTAGCGGATCGCGAATATCTGAAGTGCCAAGGTCGACCAGAAACGTGCAAACTTTGGTGGTTGTCAAGCCTTTTGCTAGAGCTCCGGCCTCGAACAAAATCCAAGGCGCGTTTTTATTCTCATGTGTTAGGCAAATAATTCCAACTGATGTGTCTTTTAATTCATTATTTATTTCTGAGAACCAAACGGCACCGCGGCCAATGCCTCTAGTGGAAATCCATGGGCGAGAAGCCTGAATGACACACTTTATCCAGTCATGTAGTAGCTCAGCTGCCGCCTTGCTGCGATCTCCGGACCAGCTCATGAATACTTTCATCTTGCCTCCAATATGGTTGTAATTTTCATCAGGCAATAATACCACGTTGTAATTTAGTAATGTTCGTGCGCGGAAAGGATTTTAATGCCTCATGGTAAGCTCGCCCCACTTACCTAGGAGCAAGCCATGTTCGCCGAAAAGTACCTCGCCGCCCTCAACGCCACCAACCTCCGCGACGATGAGCAGCACCGCCAAACCGAAGCTCTCGCCGCCGCGGCGTTCGCGGACATGACGGGCGGCTCGGGCGACATGTTCGGCTCGTTGCTGGCCCGCGCCAAGTACGCTGACGGCGTGCCGCGCAAGACCTTCGAGGCCGGCTGCGGCAACCTGGCCGTGCTGCTGCGCGCCTGGACCCAGGTGGTGTCGAAGAAGGGCTTCGACCGCAAGTGGATCAACATCAAGCACGAGTGGGACATCGGCGCGGCCTACGGCATCTACAAGAAGATCGCGCTGCATTCGCTGGCGCACTGGCTGGGCGGGGAGTGCAGCCAGTGCAACGGCACGAAGATCAACGCCGGCCGCGCGTGCGCGCACTGCGCTGCGACGCCGGGCCGCGAACCGATCCAGGGCGGCGCGCTGGAGCGCGAGCGCATCGCCGACATGGTGTCGGACCTGGAAGGACTATACCAGGCGCACGGTGCGCGGGCCGGCGCCAAGCTGCGCAAGGCGGCGTAGTATAGGCGCTATATAGTAAGATAGCGGTTTGATAACGCTAATAATTGTGATATGACGCCGTTCTTTGCCTTAATCAGCGCAGTGCCGAACGTGATTTGGTCTGGCTTGCTTGCATCGGCGGTGACTCTTGCTGGGGTGCTGATTGCAGACTGGCGAAACACCATACGTCAGCGCAGACAGCACAACTTCGACGCGGAGCAAGCGCGGATTGATCGAACGATGGATATCAGAAGGGAGGTGTATCTGCCCATGGCTGCCGCCCTAACGAAGTTGCAGAATCACATGTTTAGCATGGCCATTACAAAGCCGAGTGACTCCGGCTCTAGCCCAATGGCAGAGTTAGGAGAGGCGTGCGCGAAGCTAGCGATGGTTTCTACAACGACAACTGCAATTCTTGCTCAGCAACTGGTGTCAAATTATTCTTCTGCATATATGAAACTTGCTCCTCTGAGCATGAAAATTAGTGATGCAAGGACTGATGCAGAAGTGCATAAAGCACTTAGAGAAAAGGCTCAGCAAGAATTTGACCGAGTTACACTCGAGATAAATAAGTTCCTTGAGTCGGCAAATCGAGATGAGGCCGTATTTAATGCTATGCGTCGAAACCAGCAGATCTCCCTTGATCAGTTAAGGCATCACCAAGAACTGGAGTCGAATGCGCTGCAACGGGTTTCTGTAGAATTCGGAATGTATGCTCGGCAAGCAATGGAGCTTCTTCCTGCGCTTAGCGAGGTGAGCATTCCAGTTTTAGTTCAAATTCGCGCTGAGCTAGGTCAGGACACTGATGTTGACGAGCTTAGCCGGGCAATGCGTCAAAATCGGGAAGTTGCCATTGCAGGGTTGCGCGGGTTCCTTGACAAAATGGACACCTTAGTAGGAAGCCAGAGCTAGTTGTATACGGATGAGAAACAGCGTATTATGCAGTATTCCACAGTTCCCTCGATCCACGTAATGCGCGCTCCGGCGCCACCGTCACCCGAGGCAGTCGAGTTACCCGGCCCGCAGTAAAGCCGGCGCTCGCCTGTAAGAATCGTGATACAGCCCGCCACCTCGGCGGGCTTTGTCGTTTACGCGCCACTTTGCAGATAGCTCTGGGCGCCAGTAGGCGGCAATCGAAGCGCAGCGCGTCGGCACCGCTGCATGGACACTCAGCCAGAATGGATTTCTTTGGGAAACCCTGCCACATGGGAGCTTCGACGTAACGCCACCGAGGTGCAGCGGTTCGGCTCCGCTGTCCACCATTCCGACTGTTGAAAAGCGCAAACGCTGCCACATGCGAGCCTCGGCGCCTGACTGGTGCGAAACCAGTCACCACGCCACCGCTGATTGCTCAGCCACACGACTCACTCCGCGCCGCCTGGCTATACGAGAGGCCGGGACGCGCGGAGGGAGTAGTCAGCGGTGGCGTGGTGAATGCGCAGGCTGATGCGCTAAGGCTCAACGGAGTTGCTACCTAGTGAGCCTGTCTAGCAAACGTGGCGGAGATCAGCGCCGGCCGCCATAACCCATATGCGGGCGTAGCTCAGATGGTAGAGCGCGATCCTTCCAAGTTCGATGTCGCCGGTTCGAGTCCGGCCGCCCGCTCCAGCGTCTCCGTCCTCGGCAATTCCAAGGACTTCGCCGCCTGTCGCAGCAATGCGCCGGCGGCTTTTTTATTTGAGGTTCACATGAAACGCAAGGTCGCAATCAAGTCCTCCTCGATGCCGACGCGCTCGCCGCTGGCGAGTGCCGCTCTGCTCTGGCTGCTGCTGGACCGTCTCGGCGCGCCGCTCTGGGCATATGGCGTCATGTGGACGATCGTTGGCCTTGCCGCCATCGCGTGGATTCACTGCCTCTGCACGACCGAGGAGCGCGACGTCCCCGGCTTCGGCGAGAAGAAATCATGAGCATTACCGTCGAAGCAGAGCGCGCCTGGCTGATGATCCTGGTCCAGATCGAGCAGAACCGGAGCGCTATTCGCTGGGGCCGGCCATGAGCATCGACCTGCCCACCGTCTACCGCGACCAGATGGTCCGCGCAGTGATCGGCACCCGACCGGCGATGCTGGCCGAGACGGCCGACGACGCCGCGCTCGTGCGCCTGGCCCAAGGCCTGGCCGAATACGAGATGGCGAAAGAGCTGCTGCGCGCCAAGGGCTACGGCCGGCGCGGCATGGGTCTGCTCGACATGATCAAGGCGCTGCCCGAGGCGCCAGCCAACCGCAAGGAATCCCGATGAGCACGAACAATACCGTCATTCACATGCGTCTCTACTCGCTGCTCTTCTGGTACAGCAGCAACCGGCGCAATGGCCAGACCCGAATCCAGGCCCTGCGCGGCGCCTGGGCAATGGCCAACGCAAAGTGGACAGTCAGCGACGTCGTGATCGGCAATGCGACCATCGGCGCCACAGGCACGATGAACGTCGACGCGGCTGTGATTTCGAGCCATCGTCAAAGCAAGGGGTCGATCGAATGATCCTCGGACACCAGCTCAGCAAAGGCCTGATCGATGCGCTCGGCCTGCCGTCGATGACGCGCGGCTTCACGCTGCGCTGCTACACGGGCCAGGCCGTTACGGTCGAGTGCGAGTACTACCCTGACGGCAGCTTCCAGACAGCGCTGGCCCAGTACCAGCTGGTGCAGCGCAAGTCCGCAGCCGGCGCACCGCAGGCCGAGCCGATGAACTTCGATGCCTGGATGACCACGCGCACCGAGCGCGCACACCGCCAGTTCATCGAGCGCACGTCGCAGCACCTGCCGCACGAGCGCACGCCCGAGCAGATCGCGTCCTACGTGCTCGGCGTCTCGCTGGGTGGGATCGACTGACCATGCCCAAGCTGAAGACCCTCAAGCCTCGCCTGCAGGTGGCGTCCGGCCGCCTGCCGACGCTCGCACCCGCCAGGCCGGACACGGTCGAGCGCGTGCGCGGCTGGCGCGGCGTGAAGGACCGGAACCGCGTCCGCGAGCGCGACTGCGGCCTGTGCCAGCAGTGCAAGCGCGACGGCAAGACCAGCGTGGGCGCGGCGGTCGACCACATCATCCCGCTCTGGAAGGGCGGCAGCGACGACGACGGCAACAAGGAGCTGCTCTGCACGCCGTGCCACGACGCCAAGACGACGCGCGAGGCGACGGAGCGGGCGCGCGGGTACTGAAGCGGAGCATGGGCGCCCTGCGGCTGCTGGCCCGCCTGGCCGGCCTGCCTGGGCCGACCCAGCCTGCATGGGGCAGGGGGGGTGTTGTAAGTCTACAACGCCTCCCGGCCCGACACCGACTAGTACCTCACGCGCAGAAAAAAGTCCCCTTGGAGGAAATTGTTAATGGCTTTAACAGGCAAAAAGCGAGCCTTCGCCGATGCCGTTTTGGCCGGGTTCTCGAATAAGGAAGCGGCGATTCGCGCCGGGTACAGCGAAAAATCTGCGGGCCCAGCCGGATCTCGACTTGTTAAAGAACCGGATGTTAAAGCCCACCTCGAGGCGCATCGAAAAAGCGCCGACGGCGGCACCAAATCCGCGCCGGCGAAGTTCGTGCCGCTGGACGAGGCGATCGACATCCCGCCCACTGCCGACCCAGTCGAGTTCCTCACCAAGGTCATGAACGAGCCGGCCGCCGACCTGCGGCTCCGGATCGATGCGGCCAAGGCCATGCTGCCTTTCAAGCATCAGAAGCTGGGCGAGGGTGGCAAGAAAGACCAGAAGCAGGATGCGGCCAAGAAGGCGGGCGGCGGCAAGTTTGCCGCTACCGCGCCTCCGAAGCTTGTCGCTGCGGGCGGGAAGAAGGTCTAAATGATGGAATGGACAACAGCTTGCCCTGACTGGGCGGCGCGCCTGCGCGCTGGCGAAACGATTATTCCCCCGCCGATCTTTCCTGAGCAGGCCGAACATGCGCTCGCGATCTTCAAGCAACTCAAGATCGTCGATGCACCCGGCAGCCCGACGTTCGGCGAATCCTGCGCGGAATGGGTGTTCGACCTGGTGCGCTGCATCTTCGGCGCCTACGATGCGGAGACCGGCCGGCGCCTGATCGTCGAGTTCTTCGTGCTGCTGCCAAAGAAGAACTCGAAGTCGACGGTCGCGGCCGGGATCATGATGACCGCGCTGATCCTGAATTGGCGCAAATCGGCGGAATTCTCCGTGCTGGCGCCGACGGTGGAAGTGGCCAACAACGCATACAAGCCAGCGTGGGACATGGTGCAGAGCGACGAGGAACTCGACGCCCTGATGCATGTCCAGGCTCACGTGAAGACAATCACGCACCGCGAGAGTCGCGCGACGCTCAAGGTGCTTGCAGCGGACCAGAATACGGTCGGCGGCAAAAAGTCAGTCGGAACCCTGGTCGACGAGCTTCACCTGTTCGGCAAAATGTCCAGCGCGGAGAACATGTTTCGCGAGGCATTGGGTGGCCGTGCGTCGCGCCCGGAAGGCTTCGTGATCTGGCTGACCACCCAGTCTGACGAGCCGCCAGCTGGCGTGTTCAAGCAGAAGCTGGAGTATGCGCGGAAGGTACGCGATGGCGAGGTTGTTGACCCGTCATTTGTGCCGATCATCTTCGAGCACCCACCCGAGATGGTGAAGTCAGGCGAGTGCCTGCTGCTGGAGAATATGGCGATGGTGAACCCGAACATCGGGTTTTCGGTCGACCAAGTCTTCTTGGAGCGAGAATTCAAGATCGCCGAGCAAGCTGGGCCCGAATCGTTCCGCGGCTTCATGGCGAAGCATGCCAACGTCGAGATCGGCATGAACCTGCGCTCGGATCGCTGGGCTGGTGCAGACTTCTGGGGGTTTCCGGTCGACGAATCGATCACGCTGGAATCGCTGCTCGAGCGCTGCGAGGTTGCGGTCGTTGGTATCGATGGGGGTGGCCTGGATGACTTGCTTGGACTGTGCGTCATCGGTCGCACAAAGGAAGCTGAGACCTACTTTCAGCCGCCGCATCGAGACGAATTTGACCGAGTGATAGCCGGGCAGCAGGTCACGAAGAAGCGATGGGTCTTCTGGGCGCACGCCTGGGCCCACCGCATCGTGCTTGAGCGGCGCAAGGAGATCGCGGCGCGGCTACTCGACTTCGAGAAGGATGGCGACCTTACCTTGGTGAATACACCTGGCGACGATGTCGAGCAGGTTGCAAGCCTGATTTGCCGGATCCGAGATGCCGGCTTGCTCCCGGAGGATAAAGCGATCGGCGTCGACGCCTCGGGCATTGGCGACATCGTTGACGAACTGATCACCGAAGAGCGCGGCATCGACATTAAGCAGATCGTCGCGATCTCCCAGGGCTATAAGCTCAACGGCCCGATCAAGACCACGGAGCGGAAGGTGGCCAGCGCGCAGTTGGTGCACGGCGGCCGACCGCTGATGGCTTGGTGCGTAGGCAACGCCCGCATTGAAGACAAGGGCAATGCCATCCTGGTGACAAAACAAGCCTCCGGCAAGGCGAAGATCGACCCGCTGATGGCGGGGTTCTGCGCCGTTTCGCTGATGGCGCTAAACCCCGTCGGCATGTCGGTAGGATCAATTTACGACCAAGGCATAACGATATGACCCCACTGGACTGGATCACGCTGCTCGTCGGCGTCATCGGCCTCTGCCTGCTGACCGCCGGCGCTGCGCTGATTTACCAGCCCGCCGGCTTCATCGTGCCCGGCCTGGCCCTGATCTTCTGGTCGTACATCGTCGCCCGTGGCGGCAGCAAAGGGTAACGGATGTTTCTTCGACAGTTTTTCTCTGGCCAGACCGTCAGTGCTGGCGGCGGATGGCTGTCCGGACTTGGTGGCACGCGTTCCGATGCCGGCCCGGTCGTCACGCCCGAAAGTGCGCTGGCGCTGACGGCGCTGCAGGCCTGCGTCACGCTGCTCGGCGAGAGCGTCGGCCAACTGCCGGTCGAGCTTTTCCGCCGCAAGGGCGATGGCAAGCGCGAATCGGCGCGCGACCACAAGCTGTACCGGGTGATCGCCTGGGAGCCAAACGAGTGGCAGACGCCAATCGAATACCGCGAGCAAAGCCAGCTCAAGGCCGGCCTACACGGAAACTCGTACAGCAAGATCATTCGCGATTCCGACGGCACACCGACCGCGCTGCACCCGATCGACGGCTTGGTCACGGTGTACAAGGGCGGCGACCTGCGGCCGTACTACCGCATCGACGGTGGTGATCTGCTGCCGCAGCGGATGATCCACCACGTGCGCTGGGCCGGCTTGAACAGCTATGTCGGCCTGTCGCCGGTCATGCTTCATGCGAACGCCATCGGGCACGCCCAGGCGATCCAGCAGTACGCCGGCAAGTCGTTCCTCAACGGGACGGCGCTGTCGGGCGTCATCGAGCGGCCGCGTGAGAGTGGCGCGATCAAGGATCAAGGCATCATCGACCGTCTCGTCGAGCAGTGGGCCCAGCGGTACGGCGGCAGCAGCAACGCCAAGAAGGTGGCGCTGCTGCAGGAAGGGATGACCTTCAAGGCGCTGTCGATGACGAACGTCGACGCGGAGCTGATCCCGGCCCTGAAGCTGTGTGCACTCGACATCGCTCGCATCTACAAGATCCCGCCGCACATGATCGGTGAGCTGGACAAGGCCACGTTCTCGAACATCGAGCACCAGGGCATCCAGTTCGTCATCTACACCCTGCTGCCGTGGATCAAGCGGCACGAGCAGGCCATGATGCGCGACCTGCTGCTGCCCAGCGAGCGGGCCGAGTACTACATCGAGTTCAACGTCTCCGGCCTGCTGCGCGGCGACCAGAAGTCGCGTTACGAGGCGTATGCGATCGCCCGCCAGTGGGGGTGGCTTTCGGTGAACGACATCCGACGCCTCGAAAACCTGCCGCCGATCACGGGTGGCAATACCTACCTGCAGCCGCTGAACATGGTCGACGCCGCGAACCCGCACGCCGACCCGCGCGCGAAGGCTCCGCCACCGGACGCGAAAGCCACGCCGGAGCAAGTCAAAGAAATCGAAGGAATGCTTGCATGAAAAACCGTTTCCGCCTCACGAGCCTGATCTTCAATCAGCCGCAGATGGTGACCGAGGCGATGCTCGACCAGGTCGCGCAGTGGGCCAATCAGGCGATGAGCCTGAACATCGTCAACCTGAGCGTCAACGGTGCCCAGCCGCAGATAATGGAAGACGACGAGCCGTACGAAAGCTCGGCCGCGCGCTGACGAGGCGCGCCGCCAGGCCATCGCCGACACCGGCGTTGCAGTCATCCCGATCCACGGCGTCCTGGTGAGCCGCAGCACGCAGCTGAGCGTGTGCGAGACCATGACCAGCTACGAGCAGATTCGCGCCCAGGTGGGCACGGCCCTTGCGGATCCGGCGGTCGAGCACATCGCCTTCGACATCGACAGCCCTGGCGGCAGCACGACCGGCGCCTTCGAGCTGGCCGACTTCCTGTTCGAAGCCCGCGGCATCAAGCCGATGACCGCGATCGTCAACTTCAGCGCCTATTCCGCCGCATACCTGATGGCGTCGGCCATCGGCGACGTCTCGATGTCGCGCACCTCCGGCGTCGGCTCGGTGGGCGTGATCGCCAAGCACATGGACCTGTCGGCGCGCAACGAGCAGCAGGGCGTGAAGGTGACCACGGTCTACGCCGGCGCGCACAAGAACGACATGAGCCCGCACGAGCCGCTCACCGAGCAGTCGGCCAAGTTCCTGAACGACATGGTGCAGAACTACTACACGCAGTTCGTCGACGCCGTGGCGCGGTACCGCGGCGTCGGCGCTGACGCAGTGCGCGGCACCGAGGCCGGCGTGTTCTTCGGCCAGGGTGGCATCGACGTCGGTTTCGCTGACCGCATCGAGACGCCGCAGGCCGCGGCCGATCGCGTGGCGGCAAGTGCCCGCGCAGCGCGCGCGGCGCGCACTACGAAATCATCTTCCATCGGCGCCCGCGCGAAAGCGATGGCGCTCCAGACCCAGATTTGACCGCGTTCGCGGGACAAGCAACCAGGCCGCCCTCGAGGCGGCTTTTTCTTTTCTAGGAGAGGCAATATGCCCACCATCAATGAGCTCCGCAGCGAACGCGCCAAGGTCAACGCCAGCGTGCAAGCACTGGCCAAAATCGAAGCCGACGGCGGCGCCCTGAGCGCCGAGCAGCTGACCGAGTTCGCTGGCCTGCAAACCAAGTTTGCCGACCTGACCGCCCAGATCACCCGCATGGAAGCGGCCGAGACAATCGCGGCGGCCGCCGCGGTGCCGGTCGACCGTGCCCTCGGCGCAGCTCACCAGCCAGCCGCGCCGCCGGCCGCCGCCAGCATGCCGGCCACCCCGCGCACCCCGGAAGTTCCGGGCGCGAAGATGTCCCGCATGGTCCGCGCGCTCGTCATGGCGCAGGGCAACCAGCAAATGGCAGCCCAGTTCGCAGCGAAGCAAGGCTTCGGCGACGATGTCGCGATGGCCCTGAGTACCCTGACTCCGGGCGCCGGCGGCGTGCTGGTACCGCAGAACATGGCGCGCGAAGTGATCGAGCTGTGGCGCCCGAAATCGGTCGTGCGCAGCCTGGGCGCGCGTAGCCTGCCGCTGAACAACGGCAACATCACCCTGCCGCGCCTGAAGGGCGGCGCAGTCGTCGGCTACATCGGCACCGAAACCGACATCCCAGTCACCGGCCAGCAGTTCGATGACCTGAAGCTGTCGAGCAAAAAGCTCGCAGCCCTGGTCCCGATCTCGAATGACCTGCTCGGCTATTCCGGCTCGAACCCGAACGTCGATCGCATCGTCGTCGACGACCTGGCCGCATCGATGGGCTCGCGCGAAGACAAAGCCTTCATTCGCGACGACGGTACCAACAACACGCCGAAGGGCCTGCTGGCCTGGGCGCTGCCCGGCTTCAAGTTCGCGGCGTCGGCCGGCGACACGCTGCAGAAGATCGAAACCGATCTGAACAAGCTGATCCTGGCGCTGGAAGGCGTCAACGCCAACATGGGCAGCCCGGGCTGGATCATGTCGCCGCGCACCTTCCGCTTCCTGGAAGGCCTGCGCGATGGCAACGGCAACAAGGTCTATCCGGAAATGAAGGACGGGAACCTGAAGGGCTACCCGATCGGCAAGACCACCCAGGTGCCGAACAACCTGGGCGCCGGCTCGAACCAGTCGGAAATCTACTTCGTGGACTTCAACGACTGCTTCATCGGCGAAGACGAAGATCTGCTGATCGACTATTCGAAGGAAGCGACCTACAAGGACGAGGGCGGCAACGTCGTCAGCGCCTTCCAGCGTGACCAGACCCTGGTGCGGGTGATCGCCAAGCACGACTTCGGTCCGCGCCACGTCGAATCGATCGCGATCCTGACGGCTGTCACCTGGGGCGCGTAACGGCGCCTAATGCCGGCCTGCTGCGGCGGGTCGGCCCCTTATCCCTCAAATAGGAGCTGATCATGAAATCGGTCAAATTCATCAAGCCCTGGAAGATTTACAGCCCAGGCGACATCGCCGGCTTCGAGCCCGAGCTGGCGCAACAGCTGGTTGACGGTAAGGTGGCGCAGCCGCACGAAGCGGAAGCTGAAAAACCGGCCGAAGGCGAAGCCAAGCCGACCAAGACCACGAAGTAACCGCGCGCCGCGCTGCCGCTCCTCCAAAAACAGGAGGCCGGCCGGCGCACCTGGCGCCGCCCTGTCGGAGATCGACATGACCCACCTCGTGATGACCCCGCACGTCTCCTTCATCCGCGTCTATGACCAGCCGGATGGCTACGAGAAGAGGGTGCCGTACCTCGGGATCCTGGCGGTGACCCACCTGACCGACACCACCGTCTACGTGCATGGCGCCGTCGGCCAGATCACCCGCCAGGCGCACGACCAGGCGCTGGAAATGCTCCGTGCGCAGGGCGTCACCACGGTGATGTATGAGCGGCGAGGGCGCATGAAAACCAAGACGCTGCCGGCGATCGCCGCGTAGCCAACCGGATAACGAAAGGCCGCCATGGCGATCCAACCCACCGACATTCAATTCCGCCTGTCCGGCGGCGCTTCGAACGCTTCGCCGGCGGCTTCCCTGGGCGGCGCCAAGTCGAGCGTCGCCGCTGACGCTTCGATCTTCGACGACGTCTCGTCCGCCGAGGCGGCCGCCGGCGACGTCGAGTACCGCTGCGTCTACGTGCACAACAGCCATGCCAGCCTGCCGCTGGTTGGCGCGGTGCTCTGGATCCCATCGAACACCCCGTCGACCTCGACCACCGTCGACGTCGGCCTGGGCACCTCGGCCGTGAACGGTACCGAGCAGTCGGTCGCCAACGAGGGCGCCGCGCCGAGCGGCGTGACCTTCTCGGCTGCAGCCACGCAAGCTGCCGGCATCGCCCTGGGCGACATTCCCGCTGGCCAGAGCCGCGCCGTGTGGCTGCGCCGTACCGTTTCCGCCGGCGCGGCGGCGATCGCTGACAGCTTTACCATCCGTGTTACCGGGGATACCGCAGCATGAAGATTTTCGACCGGGTAAAAACCACCACGACCACGGCCGGTACCGGTCCGATCACATGCAGCGCGGCCGCGGCTTCGGTCGAATTCCGTACGTTGCCGAGCGCCGGCGCCGCTGTCGGCGACGTGTTCCCGTACTCGATCGGCGTCGCCGGCTCTGCGGAGTGGGAAAGCGGCTTGGGTACGATCACGGCCATCAGCAGCGGCGCCGCCACGTTCTCGCGCACGCCAACGACCAGTTCGAACGGCAATGCGCTAGTCAACTTCAGCGCCGGCACCAAGGATGTCGTGTGCACGCCGCTCGGCGCAACGCTGACGCGGATAGAGAACGGTACATCACTTCGCTTGGTCTTCACGTCGTCCGCCTGCGTAAGCGATGCCGATGTGTCTCTAGGCTCGACAAATCTTGGCACCGACCAGGGCGCAAAGCTGCAGGCCATCCTCGACCTGGCGCAGGGCGGCTCGCTGCACGTGATCTGGGATGGGGCCTACGGTGTCTCGCCGCAGTTCTCCGATATCGCGCTCAAGGTGCGAAGCAACACCATGATCACGGTGCTGCCGAATTGCGGCGCGATCCTGCGCGGCAGTGCCGAGGTCGCGCTGCTCGGCAACTACGATCGCACGGACGGACGCGCTGGCGTCGGCACGAACGGCGCCGGCAACAAAAACATCGCGATCATCGGCGGCATGTGGAACGGAAATAACGTGTCGTTCCGCGTGTTCCAGTTCTTCGGCGTCGACCAGCTCCTGCTGCGCGACAACAAGCTGTACAACTCGCATCACTTCCACTTTCATTGCGGGAATGTTGCCAATGTGGTGATCGACAACCCTTACGTGGATAAGGGCAGTGGTGGCGGCATCTTCGGTGACGGCCTGCACGTGTGCGGCCCGGCTAACAACATCGAGATCAACAACGCCATAATCCTCCGTTGTGGCGACGACAACGTGGCGTTCAACGCGGATGATGCCTGGGTCGGCAACACCGAGACCTACCAGCCGCGCGGGCCGATCAACAACGTCAGGCTGAATGGTCTGTACATGGAATCGCAGCTGTATGGCGTGCGGATTCTGTCGGGCGGCAGTCCGGTCAATAACGTGTTCATCGAGAAGGTGCGCGGCACTGGTGCCGGCTACTGGCTCGTGATCGACAATTTCATCCCCGCGCAGACCGCAACGACCGGCCCTGGAAATATCGGCCTGGTCGTGATCCGCGACGTGGACGTGACGGTTGCTGCTGGGGGCGATCCGGATCTGAAGGCATGCGCAGCCATCGATTGCAAAATCGATCGTCTCGTGCTCGACAAAATCCAGCGCGCCAGCACGGCTGGCAACGACTATGCGTCTGTGCGGTTCGGTCCGAAAGCCGATATCCGGCAACTGCTCATCGACGGGTACATGGGCAGCGTGGCGCTTGGTGGCCAGATTCTGTTCTACGCAGGCTCGAAGGTTCAGACCGCAAAGATCGTCAACTGCATGTTTGACTCGGCCAGCAACTTTGCCGGCTACCCGATCTTGGTTCAGTCCGGTGCAACCATCGGCCAGTTGATGGGCATTGGTAACACCGGCATGAATTTCACGGATTTCATCCAGAACAACGGCTCGATCAGCAGCCTGCGCTTCCCGTCCACATCAAACTTCATGGATGCCGGTGCCGCCTCTACGTGGAGCTTCAGTGGCGGGTTTGCTGAGCAGTCGGCATCTGCGGTCACCTATTCCGGCTCGCTTGCTGCGGTGAATACGGCGATTAAAACCACTCCCGATGCATTCAGCGCGAACATTCAGCTGTCGGCCCGCGTTCGTTTTACCGGCACTGCGGTTGACGCTTTGAATGCCGCATTAATTGTGCGCGGCGTTACACCGCAGCCTTGGGGAAATTCGGCAAATGGATATTACCTTGACATCTGCGCGAAAGGCACGCCGGGTTTTACGCTTAAGTTGAAAAACGGAACCACCGACGCGACCCTTGCGGCCACGAAAGGATCCGTGGCCATGAATACCGACTACGATGTGACGCTCGTCGCAAAGAATTCGTTAATTTCCGCCAGGGTGCAGAGGGTCAGTGACGGGTTCTGGTTGCAGGGCGATGGAAGCTGGGCAGCAACTGCCGCAACCTCACACAGCGCGACCAACACCGTCCTTGGCCCAGGCTCTGGTTTGTCCTATGGTCTTTATGGCTATGCCTACAATTTCCAAGGGGCGGCGTCCGGGTTCACTATCACTAATTTCACTGCCATCGCGGCGCCATAAGCCATGCTGGGATTCTCTCCAGTAGGCATTAAGCCGGTCGGAGCCATCCCTACTGCAGCGAGCAGCGGGGGCGGCCCGGTCTCGATTAATTTCACAGGCAGCTATGCGGTGCGGTCGGCGGTGTCGCGCGACCTGGTTGGCGCCTATGCCGTCCGCCAGGCGGTTGCCGCAAGCGTGAGCGCCGGCTATGCGGTGCGCACGCATGTATCGGCCGACCTGGCCGGCGCCTATGCGGTCGAAAGCACTGCGCCGGCGCCGGTACTGGCCTCTGTTTCGACTTCGCTGGCGTGCCAGTACGCAGTGCGCGCCGCGGTCTCGGCCAGCCTGGCGGGTGCCTACGGTGTGCGCGCCACGGTGTCGCGCAACCAGGTGTTTTCGTACCGAGCCTTGTCGGCCGGTGGCGCGCCGGATCCAGTTGACGCATCGAAGGTGCCGCCGGCCAGGGTCGTCGTCTTTGGCGGCGGCACGCGCGTCGTGACCTTCGAAGGCGGAATCAGAACAGTGAGGTTTTAATGGCAGCAGCCCCTTACCAAAAAGACGGCAAGTGGTACATCGACAAAGACCCCGAGGATAAGCGTTACTACGTGGCCGACGTGACCAACGACCTGGCGGACAGTGCCACGACCGCTGCCTCTGTCGAAGCGGTCGTCGCCGGCGTGACGGTTCTCGAGGGGCCGCAGATCCAGGGTAATCGGGTCGTAGTGAAGCTGGGCGGCCTGGATACGGCGCCAGGCGCGGTGAACTACTGCACCTTCCGCGTCACCTGCGCGAACAGCGAGCAGTTCGACCGCACGATTTATTTCAACCGGGTGGATAACTGATGATCGACGCATCGAAGCTCCCGACCGTGCCGCGCGAGGTGACCCAGGCTGCAGAAGCTGCCGGCCAGCCGCCGGTCGAATACGCTCGCGCACCAGAAGCATCCGGCCCGCAAAGCACCGGCGGCCGGCCGCCTGCAACGCAAAGGAATACCCGATGACCGCACGACTGATCATTCCGCCGGCGGCGCTGGCGGTGTCGATGGAAGCCGCGCGCCTGGCCGCCCGGGTCGACCTCGAGGAAGATGGCACCTCGGCCCTTGACTCGCAGATCGAGCAGGCCGTGCGCACGATCACCGAGAAGGCCGAGCACGAGACCGGGCGCGCGTTTATCTCGCAGACCTGGCGCATGACGCTGGACCACTTCCCGGGTGCGATCCGCCTGCCGAATGCACCGCTGGCCAGCATCGAGCACGTCAAGTTCTACGATGCCGCCGGTGCGCGGCAAACGCTGGCCCCACAGGACTACGAGGCCGACGCCGAAAACGAGCCGGGCTACGCGGTGCCGGCGCCTGGCCGGGCCTGGCCGACGACCGGGGGGCGCATCAATGCGGTCGAGGTGCAGTACATCTGCGGCTACGGCCCGGATCACACCAGCGTGCCGGATGCGATCAAGGGTTACATCCTGGCGCATGTGCAGCAGCAGTTCTCGCCGGTACCGAACGCCAAGCCGGAAAACTTCGAGCGCCTGCTCGATCGATACAGGGTGTATTTGTGAACCTGAACCACCGAATCACGCTGCGCCGGCGCGGCGCCGACCGCAACGAGCTCAACGAGCCGATCGAGGCCGCCTGGAGCGACGCCGGCACCATCTGGGCCAACGTCCTATTCCAGCGCGGCGCCGAAGTGATGCGCGCCGACGGCGACAAATCCATCGTGCAGGTCTCGATCAGGATCCGCGCGCGGGCTGACATCGACACCACGATGCGGGCGCGGTACCGGGGTGTCGAGTACGACATCAAGTCGGTTTTGCCTGACGAAGATCGCTCGTTCATGTTTTTGGTCGGGGAGAGTGTCAAATGATCGGGATCGATGCATCTGACCTGGCGCGCGTTGTCGCTGCGACGCTCGAGCAAGTGACGCCGAGCGAGGATGATCTGCGCGCCGTGGGCTTTTCTGGTGCGGAGGTATTTCGCGAAGAGGCGAAAGCCAACGCTGCCAAGAATGCCAAGACCTGGACGATTCACAAGAGCATCATTGTGAAGCGGCTTACGGAAGTGGCTGACGGTGGACGCTACCAGGCCTATCTGGTCACCGTTCGCCAGGGCTCGTGGGGCGGCGGTGATGCGTTTTACTGGAAATTCGTCGAACACGGTCACAAGTTTGTACCCAAAAACAAAAAGGTCAGCAAGAAGACCGGCCGGACGATCGGCTGGGCTGCGCACCGGCGCGCCGCGGCGCTCGAATACGGCACGGCCAGCGCGCCAGCGTACCCGTTCATGCGTCCGGCCTACGAGAGTAAGAAGGCCGCCTCGATGGACGCCATGACGAAGACGTTACAGCAGCAACTGGAAAGGAATGCGTCCTGATGACGATCGAAGCCGAAGTGCTGACCGCTTTGCGACACCTGGCCGGCGGGCAGATTTTCCCAGACGTCGCGCCTGAGGGCACGCTGCCGCCGTATATCACCTTCCAGGGCGTCGGCGGCGAGCCGGTCAACTTCCTTACCGGCGACAAGCCGAGCAAGACCAACACCCGCATGCAGGTCAACGTGTGGGCCGCGAACCGCCTTGAGGCGTCCGCGCTGGGTGCTCAGGTAGAGGATGCGCTGCGCGGCGCGACCCACCTGCAGCCGGAGGTGCTGACGGGTCGCGTCGCCACCAGCGAAGAAAAATACCGCGGAACCATGCAGGACTTCAGCCTCTGGCTGTAGCCCGGCCTGCGCCACTTCATAACCAGCCGCCTTCGGGCGGTTTTTTTATGCCCGGATCCCGGGCTCTTTACCCTGAAAGGCTTTCATGCAACTGCCAAACAACATCGCGTTCGCCGTGGCGACCGCATACGCCGCCGCGGTCAGCATCACCGCGATCACCAATGCAACCGAGGCGGTGGCCACCGCCACCAACACCTTCGCGACCGGCGACCTGGTCGAATACACCGGCGGCTGGAGCAAGCTGAACGGCCGCGTGTTTCGCCTGAAGGCGGCCACCGGCACGTCGTTCACCCTCGAAGGCCAGGACACCAGCGACGTCACGCTGTACCCAGTCGGCGCCGGCACCGGCTCGGTGCGCAAGATCACGACCTGGGTGCCGGTCGTTGGCGTGGTCACCGCCGACGTGTCGGGCGGCGATGCCAAGTTCCAGAGTGTGTCCGTGCTGGACAACGACGTCGAGGTCAGCCTGCCCGACGGCTTCTCGGCCACCACCGTCACCCTGACCATCGCCGATGACAAGTCGCTGCCGCACCACGCCGCCCTGAAGGCGATCTCGGACGGCACGAAGATCGCGGCCCTGCGCGGCATTCTGCCGGGCGGCGGCCTGCTGGTGTATTCGGGCTATGGGAGCTTCAACGAAAGTCCGAGCTTGGCCAAGGGCAGCGTGATGGCCGTGAAGGCCTCCTGGTCGCTGCAGAACAAGGTCGTCCGCTACTAAGCGTTGCCAGCCGGCGCCGAACTGTCGGCGCTGGCCTTTCCTGCCGCGGGGTCGCTCCTCGCGGTCTTTTTCTTCCTCTTCGAAAGCACAAAATCATGGCAAAAATCACCCTCAACCCGAACCCGACCTTCAAAGCCAAGGCTCCGATCCACGTGCCGGGCGGCCGTAAGGCTGAGATCGAATTCAAGTTCAAGTATCGCGATGCCGACGAATTCAAAGAGCTGATGGATGGGCTGGAAGGACGATCCGACGTCGAGATTTTGATGGACATCGCGGTTGACTGGGATCTGGACGAAGCCTTCGACGAGAAGAACGTCGAGAAGATGACCAAAAAATACATCGGCTCGGGCCGGTCCGTGTTGGCCACCTACATCGACGAATTGACGGGCGCGCGCGTAAAAAACTGATCGACGTTGTCACGGCCATGTACACGCCGGACCCGACCGCCGAGGAGCTTTCGGTCGCTGGCCTGACGCCGGAAGACGTGGCAACGTCTGTCGAAATCTGGCCCGAGAACGTGCGGGCCTACGAGCTGTTCCGCAGCATGCGCACGCAGTGGCGCATTGGCATGGCCGGTCCAACTGGCATGGATTTCGCGGTCGCCTACCGGCGAATGGACCGGATGAGGTTGATGCCGGCCGAGTATGACCGGCTTGATCAGGATTTGCAGGTGATGGAGCTCATCGCGCTACAGGTCATGCATGAGCAAGCAGAAAAGCGCGCGGAGCGCAATTAGGCTTGCTATTTGCACTAGTGTAATATTTCTCTTCCTAGAGTGGAGGGGATATGGATTGGCCTTACTTATTTATCGCAGTCGCGCTTGGCCTTTCGGCGCTGTGGGGCGTTGCAACTTGGGCGGAAGCTTACTCATTCAAAAAACGCCTATATGGCCTCGGTCATCTGACGGGAAGAACAAAGGATGAAATTATTCTGGCCGTAGGGGTTCCCAATAGTTTTTCCGCGGCCGATGGCGGTAAGGAGCTTTTGCAGTGGCAGCGGCCAGGCTATCACATTGCATTGCTTTTTTTGGGCGGCATTTGCGAGGGCGTGACACATGAGTACAACGCCTACTAGTTAATTTAGTCACCACTGAAAGCCGGCGTTACCGGTTCTTCAAGCCACCTTCGGGTGGCTTTTTTTATGGGCGAACGATGACCGAGATTGTTAATGAAGCTGTAATCAAAGTCGTCGCTGACGCTTCCGGCGTCGAGGCGGGGCTACGCCCGGTGGATAACGCGGTTGCGAAGACTGGCAAAAATCTCGAAAACCTCGGCGCTACCGCGCGAAAGACCGGCAAGATCATCGAGGATGTTGGTAGCGGTCCAGGCCTTGGTGGAGTGGGTGATAGTGCCGGCACTGCGGCCACGCAAGTCGACCGCGCGACGAAGAGCATGGCTGACTCAATCCGCCGCGCCACTCAGGCCACTGCGGCACTGTCCGCTGGCGCCAAGGGGACGGCGGAAAATTTCGCCGCCTTGGCGAGCGCGCGGGGTCTCAACATGGACACGCTCAAGCCGTATCTTGCCCAGCTCGACGAGGTGACCCGCAAGACATCAATGGCGGCCGAGGCGAAGCGCCGCCTGGAAACGAGCGACAATTTCCTAAATGGGCTGCGCGCCCAAGCGGAAGGCATTGGAAAAACTGCATTGCAGCTTGCAGCACTTCGCGCCGAAGAGCTCGGCGTTGCAGATGCGGCCCGTCCGCTCATTGAGCAGTTGCAAGCCGCTGAAGAGGCGGCCGGAAATGCCGGCGGCTCAATTGATGGGTTTGCTGCAGCCATGGCCAGCATTGGCATTGGTGGCACCATCGCTACGATTGCGCAAATTTCCGATGAATACAGCAAATACACGTCCCAGTTAAAGCTGGCCACGATTGGGCAAAGCGAGTTCGCCAATGCCCAGACATCGGTCCGCCGCATCGCAACCTCGGCTCAGTCGGACCTTTCGGCAACGGGCTCGCTGTACGCCAGCATCACCAAGAGCACTCGCGACCTCGGGATCGCGCAAGCTCAGGTCTCGAATATCACCGAAGTGGTCAGCCTTGCACTGAAAGTTTCCGGCGCATCCTCGGAAGAGGCGTCGTCGGCGATCCTTCAGCTTTCCCAGGCCTTCGCTGCCGGCGCGCTTAGGGGAGATGAGTTCAACTCCGTCAATGAGGCTGCGCCGCGGTTGATGCAGGCGCTCGCGGACGGGCTTGGTGTGCCCGCCGGCGCGCTGCGCAAGATGGCGGAAGACGGCGCGCTGACTACGTCCGTGCTCGCCGAGGCGCTGCCCCGCGCCCTGGGGGCGCTGCGAAATGAGGCGGCCTCGGTTCAAACCATCGGCGGCTCAGTGGCCGTCCTGAAGAACAACGTAATGGAGTTGGTGGGCGCCACCGCGCAATCGAACGGCGTTGTTGCGGTGCTCTCCGGCGGTATCAAGCTGCTGTCGGACAACCTGGTTCTGGCGGGCGGCGCAATGGCGACCGTCGTTGCCGTAAAGCTGGGATCGTCCCTCGCGACGATGGCAAAAGGCGCGCTGGACAACGTGGCTGCAGGCCGCGCTCTCGCCGCCACCAACCTTGCAACAGCCCAGTCGAACGTTGCGGCCACTGCAGCCGCCTCTGCCACGGCTGCCGCTCGAGTTAATGAGCTTCGCGCAGCCGTTGCGGCGGCGGATGGCAATGTCGCACTGGCCATCACCACGAATGGACTGATTCCGGCGCAGGCGCGCGCGACAGCGGCAGCTGCGGCGCATACGGCGGCACTGTCGGCTCAGGCGACGGCGGCAGCGGCGGCATCTACATCAGCAACGCTGGCGCGCAGCGCACTTGCTCTTATAGGAGGACCCGTTGGCGCGGTGATCGCAGTGCTTGGCATCGCCGCCACCGCCTGGGCGGTATGGGGAAATAAAGCCGAAGAGGCGAACGACAAGGCCGCCGCATCTACCGAGGAAACAACTCGCGACATGATTACCAGGCTCGATCAGCAGATCGAGAAGTTGCGAGAGCGGAATGAATTAGCGAAATCCGAGCCTCGGATTGCTTCGTTTGATGGAATTACGGAGGCCGACAAGGATGGGCTCGCGCGCGCCAAGGCAGCCCTGGACGCAGTCAGAAAAGGGACGGGCGAGTGGGCGAATCAGTCGATCACCATGCGGCAATTGGCTGAGATTGATCTGTTGCACGACTACGAGCTCGCCCTAAAGCGCGTGACGGAAAAACAGAAAGAGGTGGAAATCGCCACGGGTCGCACGCGTGCGCAGCAAATTGATGACTGGTATGCGCAGAACGGAACGGCGGCCCAGCGCCTCGCTGCGGAGCTCGAAAAGCTGAAGAAACAATTCGGCACGATTCCGGCGGAAATGGAAAAGTTGGTTCGCGCTAAATATGTAGACAGCGCAGTAACTAAATCCATTTCCGATCAGGCGAAAGCTGCCAAGGAATATGCCGATCTGCTCGACCGCATCAATGGCAAAGATCTGGGATTAGATCCTGAATTCCAGGGCAATCTGTCCAAGCTGTTCGCTGGATATAAGGCAGGCAAGCAGTCGCTGCAAGAATACGTAGCCACGGTCGAAGCCTACATTGGTCAGCAGCCGTTCGCAAAAAAGGTCGAAGAAGATCGGCTCCAAGCGATTGAAGACCTGAGCAAGTTCCAGGAGCGCTATTCAAAAGGACTTGAGGCAACCAGCGATATTTACGATAAAGCAATCAAGGATGCAGAGGACGAAGCGGCGCGCAATGAGGAGGCGGCCCGCACATACGGCTTGAGCAAAACAAAAATCGAGGAGTTGACACTCGCGCGCCTCGAAGATCAGCTCGCTCAACGCGCATCCCTTGGGCTAACGCTCGACGAGATCAGCATGCTCGAAAAGGTGATCGACGCGAAAAAACGCACCGTCGCGGCGCTCGGCAACATGGAAGAGATCGACGCCCAAAAGAAAGCATGGGACTCGATCGAGCAAACCGCGCACGACACCTTCGTCAGCATTTTCGACAGCGGTAAATCAGCATTCGACCGTCTACGCGACACTCTGAAAAATGGACTGCTCGACCTGCTGTATCAGATGACGATCAAGAAGTGGATCTTCAATATTGGCGCATCGGTAACTGGCGGCGCCACCGGGGTAGCGTCGGCGGCGACGTCGGCAGCAGGTAGTGCTGGTAGCTCAATGCTTAGCAACGCGCTTGGCATCTCGAGCGCGATGTCGGGCTTTGGCGGCTTTGCCGCAACCGGCTTCATGAACACGATCGCCGGCACTGGGCTTTCTGCAAGCCTGAGCGCCGGTGGCGCCTTGCTGGCAAATGGCGCGATCGCAAATGGCCTGGGCATGATCGCCGGCGCACTAGGTCCGATTGCCCTGGGTATCGGCGCCGCCGTCGCCGTTTGGAAGAAGCTCGATACCAGCGGCACGATCCACACTGGCGGCGCAGCGTCGGCCACCAGTTCCGGCATCACCGCAGTGACTGCGAAAAGCCTGGGGATGGAGAACATCAACTCCAGCACCGCAACGCAGACTATGGTGGGGCAGCTGGCGCAGGGCATCGTCGGCATTCTCGATGCGACCGCGCTCACCTTCGGCAAGACCGCCGGCTACCAAGCCGCGACCGCTTTTGCCGACGACACCAGCAAGGACGGTGCGTGGGGCTCGCTCGTGATCAGCAAGCTCGGCCAGAGCATCGTGAACTGGCAAGACACGCGCGGCAACGGCAAGTGGGCGCCGAAGACGTTTGCCGATGGCGAGAAGGGGCAGCAGGAGTACCTGGCCGCGATGGCGGCATCGGTGCGCACCGCGCTCAACCAGATCGGCCTGCCGGCCTGGGCAACCAAGATGCTAGACGATCTTGGCCAGGGCGCGACCATCGAGCAGTTGGGCGAGGTGGTCACCAGGATCAACGAGACGCAGCAGGCGCTTGTCGCCATGCGCACGCAGTTGACCGGGTTTGACAAGCTGTCCGATACCGCCGTGACGGCGATGATGCAGGCCGCCGGCGGTATCGAAAACCTGTATTCCTCGGCCAGCAGCTATTACGCGAACTTTTACAGCGACGCCGAGAAGTCCGCGAGCATCGGTCGCCAGCTTGAGGGGGCGTTTTCTTCCCTGAATCTGGCCATGCCGACGTCGCGGGCGGAGTTCCGGGCGCTGGTTGAGCAGCAGATGGCTCTTGGCGAATCGGGAGCGCCGGCCGTGGCCGCGCTGCTTTCGATGAATGCTGCCGTGGCTGAGCTGTATCCACTGGCGGATGCCGCGGCTGATTCGGTGAAAAGCGCCGCCGACATCCTGAGCGAGCGGACGAGCCTGCAGGACCAGCTCGACCAGTTGACGATGACGTCGACCCAGCTCCTGAAGAAGCAGCGCGACGCGCTGGCCGAGGCCAACCGTCCGCTCTTCGACATGATCCAGGCGGCGCAAAAGCTGACTGACACGTCGAGCGGCTTGACGACGTTCCGCGATTCGCTGCGGTCGCTGTCTGACAGCCTGGTCACCGGCAGTCTGTCGATCCTCACGCCAGAGCAGCAGTATGCCGAGCTGCGCAGCCAGTACGAGAAGACCCGTGCGGCGGCGTTCGGCGGCGACACCAAGGCGCAGGACTCCTACTCGTCCGTGTTGACGGCATTCCTGACGGCCTCGCAGAAGATCAACGGCGGGGATTCGCAGTACCAAGCCGACTTCGCGATGGGCGTGCAGGATTCGACGTCGATGGCCTCGTGGGCGTCTGGTCAGATCGACGCAGCCCAGAAGCAGCTCAACGCGATGGGCACCACGAACGCCGCGCTGGATACGGCCAACAAGATCCTCGACACGATCGCTCAGAACACGACCCCGGCCGTGGCCTCAGGGTTCGTGCTGAACAACGCGTTTGCCGCGCTGGCCGCCGCTGTGAAGTCCCTCCAGAAAAGCAACGACGGCTTGAAGGAGGAGGTGGCGGGCTTGCGCTCCGACCAGCAGGCGCAGACCGGAGACACCATCACGTCGAACGCGGAAGTTCAGCAGTCGGCGGCTCAAACCATCGTTACCGGCCTTGCGAGCACGCTCGTCCGCGCCGTCACCTCCAATCAGAAAGTAACCCTCGAATGACAATTTCTGATGCGCAATACGCTGCGTGGCTCGATGACCCGACCGCGCAGCGCGTGACACTCTACCGCGTGAGCTGCCTGGTCAACGGGCAGCCCGTGGTGCGGCGCCTGGCCAACAAGCCCTTTACCGGGCCGGCCAGCGCGCCGTATTCCGCCGACATCGCCCGCGACCTGGAGATCAGCCGTTCGATCTCCATCGAAGGTGATGCCCGGCTGTCGGCCGGCGACGTCGAGGTCTGGAACGTCAACGGCGAGCGGGATTCCTGGTTCTCGGATGTGTGGGCGAACCAGCGCGTCGAAGTCTATGTCGGCGACGCGCGCTGGGACGAGGCAGACTTCCGGCTGTCCTTCGTCGGCAACCTGGCGGACATCGCCTACGGCAACGACCGCACGACGCTCGTGCTGAAATTTCGCGACGCGCTGCAGCGGCTGAACACCCCGGTGTCGGAAGCCAAGATGGCGGACGACACGTTGTATCCGGTCGCGCTGGGCGAAGTGCCGAACATGACCCCTAAGCTCGACAGTGTCACCGGGCGGTACTACTACCACCGCGGCCCGGCCGAGGGCCTGATCGAACCGCGCACCGACGGCAAGAAGCGCTCCGCCGATGTGTCGGACGACCGGGGCAACGGCCGCTTCGCATTCAACACCGCGGTCGGGCCCGGCGCCATAACGTGCAGCGTCCAAGGTGACAAGACCGGCGGGATCTACCGCAACACCATCGCCCCCTTGATTCAGTTGCTGGCCACGCAATACGGCAAAGAGTCCACGCGGATGACGGACGCCGACATCGATGTGGCGAACTTCACCGAGTTCCATGCCGCGAACTCGCAGCCGGTCGGCTTGGGCATCATGGACCGCACCAACGTGCTGGCGGCGTGCGCGCAGCTGGCATCGAGCAAGGGCGCGCAGTTGATTCCCTCGATGCTGGGCAAGCTGCGGCTGATCCAGTACGCGATTCCGGCCGGCGCCGCCCTCAGTATCCCGCTGTCGATGCAGGTCAAGGGAACGCTGACGCCAGTCGCGCGGACGATGCCGGCCGCCGCAGTGCAGATCGGCTTCTGCCGCAACTACACCACGCAGCCCAACCTCGGAACGTCGCTGCCGCCGCAGCACAAGCAAATGCTGGCGACGGAGTGGCAAACCTACACCGCGGTCGACGAGGCGACGCAAGCGACCTACAGCTTGTACTCCGACCCGGCGCGGATCGATACGTGCCTGCTGGACCCGGCCGACGCGCGCGCGGAAGCGGAGCGGCGCCTGGCGATCGTCAAGGTGTCGCGCGCGACCTACCGCGTCGAGCTGACGCCGGCCGGCATGCTGGTCGAGCTGGGCGAGGCGCGCCGGCTGTTCGGCGACGGCTTCGGTCTCGAGGCTGGCAAGCCAGGGCAGGTCACCAGCCTGACGACCAATTTCGGCACCTATTCCGTCACGGCGGAAATCACGATTTAAGGAATCCATGGGAAGCCTTCGCATCATTTCCGACAACGCGGTCGACCGGGCGGCGCTGACCGCATCGTCCACGGCCGGCGCGCTGGTCGTGGCGAACCTGAAGACGGACAAGAAGTCGGACGTCTGGCGCGCGACCGGCGCCGCGGCGCGCCTCACCCTGGCCTGGCCGGCGCCGGAGGCAATCGGCGGCGTCGCGCTGCCGTTCTGCGATCTCTCCCCGGCGGCGACCTGGCGCGTGCGCGTGTCGAGCGAGCCGGCCAAGGCGAACCTGCTGACCTACAGCGAGGCGTTCGGCGACTCGAGCTGGGAAAAGATCGGCATGAGCCTGAACGGCGGCCAGCTGGCGCCGGACGGGACAAGCACTGCAACCGCCATCACGGCGAGCGGCGCCGATCCCTACATGAGCAAGTCGCTCACCCTGGCCGCAGGCACGCACACCTTTTCGGTTTTCCTGAGGGGCGTAGGCGGTACCGTCGGCAAGACGCCGAACGTCTGGATCTGGAACATCAACAACCTGGCCGGGTTTTCGTCGGCAGTCGACGTGCGGCCGCTGGCCGGCGGCTGGGTTCGCTACGCGGCCACCTGCAACGTCACCACCGCCGGCACCTACCGGGTGCGCGTCGATGCGCCGGATGTCGCGGCAACCAACGACGTGGTGCACGCGTGGGGCGCGCAGATGGAAAGGGGCTCGCTCTCGTCTTACTACCCGAGCGGCGCCGCCTCGGCGACCAGGCCGGCCGGCTACATCGACGGCTGGCAGGGCTACGACTACGACAGCGGCCAGGTGCTGGCGTGCCCGGCGCCGGCCATCAAGCTGCGCGGCTGGACCGCGGCGGCGTCGATGAGCGCCTATGCCTACGGCGGCGGCGCGTGCGCGCGGCACTGGCTGCCGACCGCGGTGCCGGCGCTGTGCATGGTGATCGACATCGCTGATCCGGACAACCTGCAGGGATATATCGAGGCGGCGCGCCTGGTCGCGGGCGAGGTCTGGGCGCCAACCTACGGCGCGTCGTCCGCCGCTGAAACGTTCGTCGACGCGACGGAGCACTACGAGACCGCTGCCGGTGACCTGCTGAGCCGGGCATCCACCATCCGCAGGGAGGTGCCGATCGAGCTGCGGTCCATGCCGCCGGCCGACCGCGCCCGGCTGGCCGACATCCTGCGCGCGAGTCGCGCCTACCCGATTTTCCTGAGCGTCTTCGCTGGGCATGCGGATCTTGATGTCGAGCGCGCGCATACCGTCTTCGGCAAGCGCGCGAGCGATTCGGAGGTCGAAGTCCAGGCCGCCATGCGGTACGGGACCAAGATCACCGTTCGATCAATTTAAGGAGCAGCATGGCAGCCGTAGTCAATTTCATCGACGTCACCCTGGGCGGCGCCTTGGCGCGCACGGTCAACCTGCCCACGGCCCGGATCCTGCTGACGCCGTCGGCGCCGGCGTTCCATGTGGACGCCGCAGGCAAGATCACGCCCGCGTCTATCACGTTCACCGCAACAGTGATCGACCTCGACCTCGATGCGCCACTCACCTTCAACAGCACAGGCGGCCCGCTGACCAATGTCGCCGCAACGACCGCGGTCCTGGCCGGCGCCGACATGACCGGATCGAGCGCAACCGTCATCGCCAGCGCGACGGTCAATGGCGTCCTGTACACCGGGCCCTGCACGATTTCGAAGTTCTCGGACGGCAAGGACGGCAAGGATGCCGATGGATCCAACCTGACCCCGGGCGACCTGAAAGCGATCCTCGAGGGGCAGCTCACCACCGACGAACTCAACGCGGCGCTGCGCGGGCGCATCGGCCTGATCGACGCCGGCGCCGACACCGCGGGAAGCGTGACCGCGCGCGTGAAGGCCTCGACCGACGCGGCCCTGGCCGCGATCGCGCAGGAGGCAAACGATCGCAGGACCTACGTCCAGGACTACGCCTATAGCAAGCAGGAATACAACCAGTCCCTGTCTGCGTTCGGTACCTCGATTCAGGCGGCATACCAAGGTTATGCGGACACGGCGGCCGGCAATGCGCTGGCGGCGGCCCGGGCTTATGCGCAGTCGTACGCCTACAGCAAGGCCGACGCGGACAGCGCGCTTACCGCGACGGCAAACACGCTCCGGTCCGAGTTCGCCACCCTGAACCAGGGTACTGGCGCGACCGTCGCATGGGTGCAGGAGTACGCATACAGCAAGGCGCAGGCCAACGAGGCAATCGCATCCGCCACGCAGCAGCTGAGCACGACCGTGAGCGGCCACACGACCACGCTTGAACTGCAGGGCCAGTCCATCAGCGGACTCGGCGCACAGTACACGGTCAAGATCGACAACAACGGTTATGCCTCCGGGTTTGGCCTGGCCAGCACGCCCATAAATGGCGTGCCGACCAGTTCCTTCATCGTGCTGGCGGACCGGTTTGCTGTGGCGCTGCCGGGCCAGGCGGCGAAATACCCGTTTGCCATTGGCAGGGTGAATGGCCAGCAAACTATTGCGTTCAACGGCAACATCATTGCAGACGGATCGTTCACTTTCCGCGATGCGAACGGCAAGGTGCTACTCAGCGTGGGAGTGCCGCTGGATCAGTCCCTTGCAGCGCCGGGCACGCTGAACAGCGACCTGGCGCCGGCCATCGATGCGGCATCCAGCAAGGGCGCTGCGCTGAATGATGACCCGGGCATCCTGAACCTGGACGCTTGGAATCTGACGAGCCGCGTCGAGCGCCGAGCAGGCGGCGCATTCGGTTTGTGGCACTTTGCATGCCCGGCTGGCCTCAACGAAATGGCAATCCCAAAGCGGCGCTTCACCGTGGACCCGGCCAAGACGTATGACTTGACAGCGATGCTGTACGCCGCTGGCGGCAACAGCCGGAACATGTACATCTTCGTGAACTTCATCAATGCTGCGGGCGAGCGCCTGGCCGCTGGGTGGGGCGGGACGATGTCGGGCTACACCCACGGCGGGCTGCCCGACATTGGAGTGTGGAAACGGTATGGCGGGATGTTTGGCGCGGGTATTAATGGCCGACCCATCCCGTCCGGCACCGTCGAGGCTGAAATCGGCGTGTGGTTCCAATACGAAGGCGGGCCAGGTAGCAGCCAGGTAGACCAGGCGGCACAGGACCTGCGATGCGAGGAGGTGACGGTCGCATATAACGCAGCAAAGGCCGCCGCTGATGCTCGCTATGTTGCCGATGCTGCAATCTCGCGATATGAGGCGATGTCGGCTGATGGCATTTTAAGTCGAAGCGAGAAAATAGATTTAATCGCTTTGTGGCAACAAGAAGACGCCAGTGCAGTGAAGCTTATTGCACAAGCGAATGCATTCGGTATCAGCTTTAAGAACTATCAAGATAACCGTGATGCTACGTGGGTTTATCTGAGCGGCCTGCGCCCAAATTGGAACGACACGACTCAAGACACGAATATCGATCGCGGTTACCACAATGATCGTTTCAGATTATTGGTCGAATCGCACGTTGCATTGCAAAACGAAATCGCGATGGCGGCATCGAAAGCTGCGCCGATCGGCAGCAACCTGATCAGCAACAGCGATTTCGGCGCCGGGACGACGACTGGGTGGGGTGTCGGCTATACGGAAGTGCCGCCGCAGAATTTTGCCCTTTTGCTCGATGGCGCGGGGGATGACTGGCGTGCAGCAGGCACGCATAACATCGCCATCAATCGAGGGGGTAATGCGCTCAACGGCGTGGTCGACGTCACATGTCAGCAAAACATCGCTGTCGTCGCTGGTGCGCGGTTCGAGGCAAGTGCGTACCTGGCATCGCACCGGTGCGCATCGTCGCTGAATATTCGATTTTTCAGACGCGAAGGAGCGAACGAAATCGATGTCGGGGGTGAAGTGGCGATCGCGCCACCGTTCCGATCGGGCGGCGGTCAAGACCTTAAGAACTGGGCTCGCGCGCAGGGCTTTTTCAATGCGCCGGCCAATGCGCAGTATGCCCGTCTGGCAATGCGTTCCTATGGCGCCGACGCCGGAGCGGGCGATTCCTGGTGCTGGGGAACGCAGTTCTTCATGGCTGAGGCGCAGGCCGGACAGCAGTGGTTCAGCGCATACAGCAGGGGTGCGCCAGTCGACACGCGCGCTCTTGGGTTCAACGGCGACCTGGACTCGACCAGGGGCGCGCCGGCAGGCACGCTCGTCGGAGGCGCTCTGGCGGAGCTTGTGGCCAGCCAGGCCGCATCTGTGCCGGTCATGAGCCAGGCCATTAACCAGAAGCTGCAGAAGGACGGCTACGACACGATCACCGGTCAGATCGGCCTGCAGTCAAAGTACGCGCTCGTGGTAGGCGATGCCAATCACGGCGTCTGGGTCGGCAGCGAGGGTATCGTGCTGGTGCAGAACGGCGTGATCAAGGTGACGATCCCCCTTTCTGGCGATCCGACCTTTGCCGGGAAGCTGATCGCGGCGTTCGGCACGTTCGGCGCGATCCGACTGGCGCCGGGCGGGTTCATCGCTTCCGGGGAATTCTTCCAGTTCAACTGGGCAGACGCCGGGCCGCCGGGTTTCTACTTCGGCGCCGAGGGTCTGCTGATGGGGCGCTACGAAGATGGCCGGGGTCAGTTCTTCGAGCTGCATTCGGACGGCCGACTCTACATGAACGGCTTTCGGTACGAAAATAAGCGGCTCACGCTGACCGCGCCCATCATCATAGATCCGACCTTGAACAATCCGAACTTCGGCACGTTCACCGTCGACCTGGGCGGCAACTGGTCGGGCGGCGGCAGCGGCAAATCGATCAGCCTCGGCTCACGCACAGCCACTATCGTCGGCGGCACCGATCCGAAGACGATCAAGTGGACTGTGGAAAATGCGAACGCAAACGACGGGACCAATTCCGCAAATATCTTCATCTCCGCAGGCCAAGGCACGCCCACCGTCACGCTGCGATCGAGCACCGGCCAGCCGCCGGCATTCGGTTATGCCATTTTGACCTGCACCGTCACCTCGGCAAACGGCCTGGTTGCAACCGACTCCATCGACGTAGATTCCATGCACGGATAACACATGACCCAGTACGCGAAAATTAATACCGAAGGCCACGTAGTGCTGACCATTGGCCGGCCAGTGCCGGGGGATGTCGGCCCGCACGAGCTCTGCCCGTGCCCGGATGACGATGAGGGCACCTGGCGCCGCTGCAGCGCCGGCATCGACTGGGCTGGCCGATCCAGCGAAACGGCGGTGATGATGTGGCGCGATGGCGCGCCGGCGTGGGTTGAGGTGGCGCCGCTGGCTGACGTCGCTGCGCGCGTTATTGCCGCGATGGATGCCGAAGGTGATGCAGCCCGCCTGCTGGTAATCGGCGACCCAACGAAAGCCCTGGAATACCAGCGCGCCGAGGCGCAGGCCCGGCCGTACGCTGCCGCTGGCTACCTGGGGCCGGCGCCGCCGTGCGTCGCCAGCTGGGCGCTGGCCAAGCGCTGGACCAATTGCGGCGAACCGTGGACCGGCCAGCAGGCGGCCGACGACATCATCGCCACGGCCGACCGCTGGAACGGCGCGCTCGAAGGCATCCGGGCCCTGCGCCTGGACGCCAAGGAGCAGGTTCGCGCGGTGCTGGCCGGCGCCGGCACGCCAGACGAGGTCGAGGCGATTGGCCGCCAGTTCTCCGCCGATTTATCCAACCTGATGAAAGGGCTCGCATGACATTGCGCGCTGCGTTTTACAAGGGCACCCACACCGGCCTGCCAGGCATCTACAACCGCCTGGTGCGCTGGTGGACCCGCAGCCAGTACTCGCACGTCGAGCTGGTGTTCCACGATCGCGCCGCGGCGTCGTCCTCCAACATGGACGGCGGCGTGCGCTTCAAGATCATCGAATTCGACCCGGAGAAGTGGGACTTCATTGACCTGCCATTTAGCTTGGCGCCGGCGGCGGAAGGCTGGTTCCTGAAACACATCGGCGATGGCTACGACCTGCTGGGCAACGTGCATTTCGTGCTCGGCGCCGTCGGCGACGACAAGGACCGCTGGTTCTGCAGCGAGGCTGTGGCCGCGGCGCTGGGCATGCCGAACCCCGAACGATTCGACCCCGGGACGCTACATGCGGCCCTGACCTACTTGACCCAACCCGCTACGGCGGGTTTTTTTACGCCCGCACCACAAGGAACCTGATGAAGAGCTTGACTAATTTCGAGATCGGCAGCTACGCCGGCAGCGTGTCGTCGATCGGCGCCGCGCTCACCTTCACCGATATCGGCGTCATCGTCGGCATCATCACCGCTTTGCTGACGTGCGCGGCGAACGTCATCTATATGGCGCGCCGGGACCGCCGCGAACAGCGCGAGAGCGACGCGCGCCTGGGAGTGAAGCCGTGAGCCGCGTGCGGCTGGCGGTGGCCGGCCTGTCCCTGAGCGCCGCGGCCTTCGTCGGCATCCTGGCGCGCGAGGGCTACACCGAGACCGCCGTGATCCCGACGAAGAACGACCGGCCTACGGTCGGCTTCGGGTCGACCTTCCGCGAGGACGGCGCCGCCGTGCAACTGGGCGACCGGATCACGCCGGTGCGTGCGGTCCAGCGCGCGGCCGCGCACGTGAGCCGCGAGGAAGCCGCCTTCCGGGCATCGCTGCCGGGCGTCGAGCTGACGCCAGTCGAGTACGACGTCTATGTGGACTGGGTCTACCAGTACGGTACCGGCGCTTGGGCAAAGTCGAGCATGCGGCGCCACTTGGTGGCCGGCGACTACCGCGCCGCCTGCGACGCGCTGCTGCTCTACAAGTTCTCGGGCGGCTACGACTGCTCGGCGCCGGGCAACCGGACGTGCCCGGGCGTATGGGGCCGCCAGCTGGCGCGCCACGAGAAATGCATGGGGGAGCAAGGATGAAGCGTGTGAGTTCGAAACTGTGGATGGGCGAGACCGGCTACACGCTGTTCTTCTGCCCGGGCTGCGAGCGGCCGCACGCCGTCGGCGTGAAAGGCCCCGGTGCCTGGGGCTACAACGACAACCCTGATCGACCCACCTTCACGCCATCCGTTGGCGTCAACCTGGATCGCTGGGCGCCGGACCTGCCGCGCTGTCATTCATTCGTGACTGACGGCCGCATCCAGTTCCTCGCGGACAGCGACCACGCTCTGGCTGGCCAGACCGTCGACCTGCCCGACTGGCCTGAGCGCTGGAGCGTCACATGATCTCGCGCCCGATCGTCTACGTCCTGCTGGCCGCCGCGCTGGTCGCCGGCGCCGCCCAGTACCGCGCGCACGTCTTCGGGCTGGGCGTCGCGCAGGAGTCGGCCCGGCGCGACGGCATCGACGCCGACCGCGACCGGCAGGCCCGTGCCGCGCTGGCAGATGCGAACGCGCGCGTGCTCAACGCCCAAGCCAACCTCGACGGCGCCATGGCCAGCCTGTCGAAACTTCAATCGGAGCTATCTCATGAAAAAGCCAATTCTGCGGCTCTGCAGTCTGATCTCGCTGCTGGCCGCCGCCGGCTGTCAGTCGCCATCGTTGGCGCCGGCGCCTGCCGTGCTGCTGCGGCCGAACCAGGTGAGGGTGCCGTCGCTGCCGGACTGGATCAGGGAAGCGGTCGAGCAACCGTCGATCTCGACGGCCGAGCTGCAGCAGATCTTGAATGGATGCGGCAGACCCGGGACGAAGCCATCACCGGGCTGCGAGCCTGCGTCGCCGCCTACGATGCCGTGAGGGCTGCGGTCGATGCCAAGTAGGAGCGCCGCTCCTTAGGCAATGCAAGCACTCGGGCCGCAACCTCAAGCGGCACACCGTCGGCAGCCAGCATACAGGCCACTTCCATCCAGCCGAAGCGAGGAATCAGCTTCAAGGCCTCATCGATTCGCCTGGCAGTGATAATGTCGGTTCGTTTTTCCATGGAAAGATCTTACCGATGGGTTAAATCAAACTCTTGACGTGGCGCAGGCTGATATACTGTGTTTTTGTACAGTATTTTCCAAATCATGTTCGTGCGCGTAGCTCAGCTATTCGAGTGTGGCCGGCCGCTGCCCCGGCATCGCTCCATCACGTCCCAGCCCGTCCATGTCGGCAAGTTCAGCCTGTACGAGCAACATGACCAGGCATTCCGTCGGACCGTCGTCTATGCCACCTTGTCTGAAGCCGCCACCGGCTCGCACGTGCTCCCGCGGCTGCATGATGCCGTAGTGCGCTGGGCCGGCGACGGGTGCATGACCGTCAGCGGCTTCGAGCAGGATGGGCTGACCCAGGAGTGCAGGGCGCAGTCCTGGTATGTTCAGCTGATCACCGACGACAATTCATGA